TCATGCCACAAAGATAGTGTTTTTAACTAATTCCCCCAAGTTTTCAAACTGAGCCGATTTTTGATTATTGAAGAATTACGGATCCAGGTGTAGCAGGCTTCCAACTGTTACACCTTTTTTTTATAACCGCATCAAAAAATCAAAAATTAAATGGGAGAATATTTGCAAGTAAGAAGTTAAAGAAGTATTTTTGTCTCCGGATATGGAGAGTACTTACTTTAAGTATTCCAACTTACGAGAGTCTTAACATTGCCGTGTTAAGGCTCTCTTTTTATCCCAACATTTAACTACACGCTTTGGGGCGTTAACGGTTGCCCCTGTGAAAGGATAGGACTTGAATATATCACCTTTCTTCCTTTCACATTGCGAAGATAACGCTTTTTTATCAAAATACCAAATAAAACGCATGATATTTTATAAGCAATTATAAATAAATACATGCTTCATAACATACGTTTATAAGCCAATATAGCGCTTCTATATGGCGTTATATTTTCACCTTCACAATGTATCGCGTTTACCTTTCTTCGCCTATATCGCGCATATTAAAGCCATATGCAACGAAGCAAACGAGCGTCGCAAACCGTTGCAATACAATACACAGCAGTCCACTATGAACGCTATCCCCCTCCCCCCCCCTATACCAGTGCAACCGTAAACATCCGTCCTCTCTCTCATTTTTTTTATTTTTTTTCTGATTTTTTCTCTCTTTCTGATTGTTCGAATATTTTATCTAAATCAAGATACACAAGCTGTAATATAATATTATTATCTTATACGAGTTATTGTTTTACGTTGATGCTTCTCTATGCAGTATGTGTATGAACCCCTTTCATTATATTCATAATAAAAGGGAGAGCGGTGTTCGCTGTCGCTCACTTTTTTCTTTATGTTACTTTCTTTTTTATGGGTTTTGGATTAGACATTTTTCCTTTATTTATATAGGGTATGTCTAATATGCAATGAGGTAGTACTATGCAATGCAAGGTATATTTCAAGTATTCTTTTACTTTTAAGATTAAAAGCTCAATATTAAAGCGGATTTAAATATATCACAGTGATAAATATTAAAGTAAAGCTTTAATATATGAATTTAAATTATTATATTTGCGTGTATTATAATAGAACAACATGAATGAATACAAGTTTTATATGATGCATTATGGCGAGCTTGGTGCCGGTTGGAAAGACTTGGAAATAGATTTCCCAGGTTTAAGGTATAAAGAATGTACAGGTCTTAATTCGTATGGAGAGCCTACAAATATGTATGCAGAGGATTTTGCCGAGACAAGCAAGGCGGAAGTGTATGTTTCCAGCACACCGGCACACAAGCAGACAACTATAAAACTGACATTGATATTCTTGGAGGATGATACCAAGGATGATAAGTCTTACCATGACTTTATGGCTTTCATTACCGGTTCTAAGATTGCCTACCGTGATACAGCGAGAAAGAGAAAAGTCCTGATGTACCTCTCAGGAGCCACAGAGCCTAAAAGCGATACCCTTTACGGGCAGAAATACAAGGAGGTGACATTTACATTCAAGAACGTGTACGGACATTCCTTCGGATATGACGAAACTTTTCCTAGCGAATAACAATTAAATTCTATATTGCTATGTTTTTAGAAACAGAAACCTTATCGGAAGCATTATCCTTTGCGAAGTGCAAGGATTTACCCAAGAAGTTCAATCCCGAACTGGGGCTTACTTGGATATTGGCTATCGCCCTTATCAAGAAGAAAAACCTTATGAATGCCTATGCCATTGTTGAACAAAGGGCTGACGGACTTATCCAGTACAAGAAGACATTCGGACGGCTTTCTCCCATTGATGGTCTTATCTCCATCCATCCGTATATGTACGTGGATGAAGATGCGTTGGGAATGGCTATGAAAGCAAACAGACGAACTATCGCCATGCACTATGCTGATGCAGCGGACGACATCATTGATTCTGACGATGAGAAGTTCAAGGTGTACCAGTTGCAGTATGCGATGGATATGCAGAAGCTGAACATGAACCAGGAGAAGCCGAGATTCGGGAAGTCTGTTGTTGATGAAGCGGAGGAAGCGGCTAATCCGGTTGTTGAGGAAGTGTTGAAGGAGAATGAGGCGGTGGCGACAATTGAGGACGAAGGAGAGTGTGTTATCGAGGTCGAGGACGCTAAGACAGCGTTCAGACCGAAGAAAGGTAGAAAAACTAAAAAAGAAGAATAGATATGGAAGATTTAATTAAGGCGTTGCTGATATTTTTGAAGTACGGTAATAAGCAATACCCAACTTCTTGTGAGCATGATATTCTTTACGTTGATATTGACCCAAGTGTTGTTCCTGATGAGGACAAGAAAACACTTGATGAACTTGGTTTTTTCGTTGATGATGAAAATGATTGTTTTGCTTCATTCAAATACGGAAGTATGTAAGCACAAATTATGATAGTCTATGATAGATGTTAAAGAATTGAGGGTAGGTAATGTATTGTATGTGAAATATGAATCCAAAACACATATTGTCCACTCAATACACGAATACAAAACTTTTAATGGCGGATATGCTATACGGATGGAAAATGGTTTTAAATGCAGTTTGGATTACGCAGAGCCTGTTCCACTTACGGAAGAATTGCTTTTAAAGTGTGGTTTTAACATTGAATGTTATGAGTATTGCATAAAAGAACAACGACTATTTGCAATAGAAGATTTTTGGATATTACATAATTGTCATAATGATTTTTATGGAGTAATGTGTTCCAATAAGGTTGTTAGGAAGATAGAACATCTACATCAATTACAAAACATCTATTATGCCTTAACTGGTGAAGAATTGGAAGTGAGATTATGAGCGATAAGAAAATGTAGTAATTTAAAGAATTAGAAAACAATAATAGATATATTATGGTAAAAGGAAACAAACAACAAGGATTTGAGTTCATCATCAAAGAAAGTGATGTGTTGGAGAGAGAAAACTTCGGCTCGTTTGAGATTATAATCACGAAAGGATATGCCTGTTTTAAGAACTACACAGGATTCCGGGTGTTCACTACCCCGTACGCTGTGGGATTGGACGGTGTGGCACATGAAACATCTCTCTATGCGTGGTTGAAGTATATGGTGGACTTCAAGAAATCCATCAAAGACAAAGAGAATGAAATGTTCGGGAAAACTACTTCCACCAACAAGGAGTTCTTGGACGGTATGAAGGTGCTTACCGAAGCGAACCTTATCAAGCCTATGGCTGTGTTCACAGATATTAATGAAGCGCAGAAAGAAGCCGAAAATTATATGAAGTGGATGGAAGGTCAGATGAAAGATTTGAATAAAGCAATGAACACTACGCCACCTGAAGAAGATTTAAAGGCGAATGCTGAATTTGAGCAGAAGGTTATCATGGCAGAAGAGGCTAAGGAGGTATTCGATGGAAGTGTTGAAACCGAGGAAAGACAGGTATAATCCTGATAATACTTACCGTATCTATATCAATATAGGTAATCATCCGGGTGCGAAGTGGGTATCTTTCAAGGACAAGGAAACTGGGGAAGTTACTAAGGGTATATTCTTGCCTGACTGGGAAACTGGAGGCATACGGATAAGACATGGACAAGTCAAGTTTGAAATTAATGCAATACCCGTAAAAGGAAAGATAAATACTCATGTGCTTATTCCTGCTGTATATAAAGGTATTGATTGTGGACTTGGACTAAGCATAGGTAATAAGGTGACAGACTTTAAGAAGGCTGTTATTGGAAACATGTATATATGCGGAGAAATACTTAATGAAGACCAAAAGAAAATACTAGAAAAGTATGTCAGAAGAAAAGGATTCTTTAAAATCGGGCGTTATAAGAAAAGTTGAGCGTATCGTGTGTGATTGCGTAAATAAAGTATTCTGCAATCAGGACCCTGTATATCCTTCAACTATCTATGAAGGAAGGACAAACATTATTCTTACAGGGAGGATTGCGAGAGGTGCAGTTTTTGCCGTATTGCATAACAGATTCGGAATCTCATACGGTAATATTGCCAAACACTCAAAAATTAGCAGCAGGAACATTATACGGTCCGTAAAGACTTATAAGAGCATTCCTGATTCGGACAATGCCGTAATGATGATAAAAGAGCTTATAGAAGTTGAACTAAAAAAATTCCCAATTTTATGAATGATTTACTTTCTTTTAAACGTAATGTCATGATGCTCGGTCTTTGCACTGGATATAAGAATAAATGGGACGTAGCTACAAGTAAGGAAGCGTTAATGGATATAGCTTTGGATTCAAACGGTGTGGAGCTGTTGACAGATGCTCATAGCTTTGGATTCGGTATGGATATTCAGTATATGGAACGAACGTTTTCTGACTATATTAATGGCAAATGGAAGCGGAGCAAGGATGGATATACTTCGTGCCTGTATGTGGACTTTAACGGGCAAATAGAGCAGGATTGCACGCTTACTACGGTGCTTGCTTCAAAGGTTGAGTTCCATGTTTCAAAAGGGAATGTGTGCAAGCTGTATGTGGGTGCAAAATCTACTGTTAACATTACCGGAGAAGGCATTTGCTATGTGTATTCATACGGTCAAAATAAGGTGACTGGAAGTTTTAAGTCAATGAATTGTATAACTAAGTCCGAATGGGCTAAATAACATGCCTATATCCACGTGTAGAAAAAGTAACGGGTGCGTTGGTTAATACTGGCGCACCTTGCTTAAAAATCAGATTATGAAAGCAACAGACTTAAAAATAGGCAACTATGTTCATATCAAATTCCGCTCCCCACAGGGAGAAAGGCTTTCCATCCCCATGCAGATAGTCGGAATATTTTCAAGCATCAATGGGGCAAGCCCGAATGATACCGTTTACCTTGACTTTGAAGGAAACGAAGGTGATATATGGGAAGAAGAAGTACAAAATTTAGTATTCGCTAAAACGGAGCTTAAAAAACAATGAATTATATAGAAGAAGAGCAAATACAAGCCGACATAGAACGGTTTGAGCAAATAGGTAGCGATATTCCCGATGATGGAGATATGGTTGAACAAATACCATTGTTCAGCTCTTCCGATATGCAGTCAGTCATTGAGGGCGGTAAGAAGAAGCCTCCTATTCATAGGCTTTGGGGCGATTTTTGGTGGGAGAACGAGCTTGTATTCTTATTTGCCGATAGCGGAATAGGTAAATCCATTCTTGCCACGCAGATAGCCTACGAGATAGCCAAAGGGGAAAGCGAATGTACGGAGGTGGAGGTAAGTCCTCAAACCGTTTTGTACTTCGACTTTGAGTTATCGGACAGGCAGCTTGCAAGAAGGTACTGCAATGCGGATTTCCCGAAGTCGCTTATCCGATGCACCATATCGGAAGAAGTGGACAGCGAAGATTTTAACATGAACGTGATTGACGGCATAAAAGACAAGCTGATTGATACAGGTGCAAAGGTTATGATACTTGATAATCTTTCCTATCTTTCTACGCAGACAGCAGAAGCGGAGTTCGCAGGTGCTATTATGGACGGTCTTACAAGATTGAAGCGTGAGCTGAAAATCAGTATCATGGTAATAGCGCATACGCCTAAGATTGAGGAATGGAAGCCCTTGTCTAAAACCAATATGGCAGGGAGCAAGCTTCTTTCCAACTTTGCGGACGGGGTGTTTGCCATAGGACGTACAAGGAATGGAGGACGTTATCTAAAACTACTAAAAACTCGCATGGTGAGTGAACCGGATGAAAAGTCGCTCCTGCCATATTTCAATATTATTTCGGAACCTTACCTTCATTTTGAAAAGGTTGGTGATGAAACGGAAAAGAAATTACTTATGGGAAAACCTGCAAAAGATTTTTTCACTTCTATTTGGGATAGAGCTGTTGCAGAGCCTATCCCTTTGAACGAGTTGGTTAAACTGATTATATCTAAAGATAATTCTAAAAATAGTGCAAAATCTAAGGATGGTAATGCCCGTAAGCGTATAGACCGTGCAATAAAGTACGGATCTTTAAAAAAGGACGAATTGAAGAATATATATTTGAAAACTGACAATTGACATGAATGTTGAAGAGATAAAGCAAAAGAAGCAGGAGTTGGGCGAAAAGATAGCTGTTCTTTTGAATGGGTTTGAAAATGAAACCGGAGTTCAAGTTTCGGATGTCGGCTTTGTGAGAAGAGTGGTTTATGACGAGTTGGGACATGAAATATATAAGGTGTATGTGGCAGAAGTGGAGGTGAAACTATGAGTAAGAAAAACTTATTATACGAGTTTGACCCTGTAATATACCCCCGAAATTTATGGGTGTACATAGGTTCTGATGAGGATTACATTAATAGATATTTTCACGAAAACGGAAGTGACAAAAGATTAAGTTTTGAGGCAAATTCAGAATGGGACGGATTGACATTAACGGAAGTTGTACGGAATGACACTAATATGGTAGGCATACTTGTGATATTCCGCAATAAAACTGATATGAGGATGGGGCTTGTTTGCCATGAAGCGAGCCATGTAGTTGATGGAATAGAGAACGCAATAGGAATGAAACACGGAGACGAGCCGTCTGCATATTTGTTTGAATGGGTATGTAAGAGTATCAATTTAGCGAGGTTGGGTAGTTGCGAGCCATTGAAATTTCAAGATGAATCTGAAAAATAGAACACTTATTTTTGTATAACCACCGTGATTTTTCTGACAATCAATGTAAAAACATTAAAAATAGGATAATGTAATCCCCGTTCGTAGCGTTCGGGGATTTTTGTTGTATGCTATTAAACATGTATAAATTAAATAAGAAATCCATTGCAATACAAATTTTAGCCTCTATATTTGCATCATAATTACGCTCATGGCTACGCATACCTTAAAGCTGTATTTGCAGCTTGTCCTTGAATAATAGGTATGCTTACCCTTTGTTTTTTTACAAATAACTCATTAGTATTATGGCATACAAAGCATTAGACATCGCAAATAAAATTATATCCAAAACAGATTTGGAACATGGTGATACTATATCAAATCTGAAATTGCAGAAGATGATGTATTACCAACAAGGTTTCCATTTGGCATATTTTGGAACACCATTGTTTGATGAGGATATTGTTGCCTGGCAATATGGACCGGTTGTCCCTTCTGTATATAAGGAATATAAATCGTTTGAATCCAATTCTATATCGACTTCAAAAGAAGGTATATCTTTATCAGATGATGAAGAAGAACTTTTCAACAATGTTTATGAGGAATACAACCAGTTTTCTGCTGTAGCCTTGATGAAAATGACACATGAAGAATCTCCTTGGAAAACCACGGAAATAAACTCTGTAATAAGCCGTGATAAGATGATGGCGTTTTTCAAAACACAAATTGAAGCATAAATGAGTGGCAAGTTTAAGTTAAAGCATAAAGATGTAAAGCCTAATTTAAAAGAAAAAGAGGTTGATGCGAGAAGCAAAGAACCTCTTTTCTGCTTTAAGTACTTGGATATGAAAACATCTTTAAAAGGATGTGATAATAGTGTGTTCAAGGATTTTGTAACGAGGATGCAAAAATTGTGCTGTCTTACTTGGAAAGATATAAACGTTTCCGGGAAACACCAGTATGGTTTTGAAATGATACCAATCAAACAGTTGAAGCCAACATCCCTTCCTGCAATAATCACAGAGGATATTAAAGAACTTGCTGTTTTCAGATATAGTGGCGATAACCGCCCTTTCGTATGTCTAATAATGGACTGTGTGATATACCCTATATTCATAGAAGCTAAATTCGGTGATATATACGACCACGGAAGTAAATAATAACAGATTTATCATACGTATGAAGCGGTAAGAGAACATCCTACCGCTTCATTTTTATTGCATAACTACACGTAAATCCGGGTCCTTAGAGTTAGCGTTAATGGGCACTTTGCTTTCTAACATGCCTCTTTTTTTGCTCCATTGTAGATTATGTGGTAATTTTGCGACGTTTAACTAAAATATAACGTTGCTATGGACATACTATTTTTTATTGCAGTTGTCATTTGGGTTGTAAAAGGTGGACTTATGAAAAGTTCAAGGAGTGCAAACAGTAGTTTTAGAAAGGGGTTGAGAAAATGAAACAATATTATTCTAATCACGGTTCATATAGAGAACTTCTGTTTGATGAAAGGTGGCGTGAAAAGAGAATGCATATATTAGAAAGAGATGGATATAAATGTACAATATGTGGAAGTGAAAAAAATTTGGTTGTACATCATAAGCAATATCATATTGATAAAAATGGGAGGAAACTTCGGCCGTGGGAATATAATGATAAGTATCTTATTACACTATGTAGTTCTTGCCACCAAAGAGGACATGCAAAATTTGATATTCCAACTAAAACAATAAATAAATATGGGACTTTTTAATTTTTTCAAGAAGAGCGACCTGAAAAACAATACGGAAGTTACAGGGTTGCAAAATCTAAATGTTATAGATGATAAAGTAATTCAACCAGAAATCAAAAGGGAAGACTTTGTAGATGATTCAGAGCCAAATATAGATAACAATGCCGTAACCGTAAAACATGGTACAGGTATGCCTATTGATGTCATTTATGATTATATACAAGGTGATTATGAGCAAGAAGGCTATGATGATGCAATGTGTAATGCGGATATGACTTATAAAGAAGCTAAAAAGGAAATGATTAAAAATGGGCTTAAAATGCGGTTTGATCAAGTTCGTTTAAGATACGAAAGTGATATTCGTGATATAAGTGTACAAATTGACATTGTGGAAACCCAGGGTTTAACTACTACTTCAATGACATTGAAGGCAAGAAGGGACACTTTTAACGAGCATCTTAGTAAAATAAACGAGATGGAATCATCTCTTGATAGAGAAGACAAAAAGATGATGAATATGATAGCTTCCTATGAGAGAGGTTTCTTAAAAGGTATATCTGCAAAATCTGAATCTTTTATAAATAGATAATAGTTTATGGGAATACTTACTAAAATAGGATGCTTTCTTATAGGTTGGAGAGTTGACATATTGAAAGACTGTGGAGAGGCAAGCCATCGTACATTTAAAAGGCTTACTTCTGCCATTACTATAATGATGATATTATGGGGTACAATAGGATTTTGTTTTGCGGACAAGTATATTAATATAGATTCAATATACGGAAAATTCACTGTATCTTTTGCATTTATGGTTATTGTTCTTTGTATAGAACGTATTATCATTTTAGCTGTTGGTAAACCAACATGGTCTTATGTGTTTAGGGTTATATTAGCTGTTCTGATGTCTTTCCTTGGTGCTTTTATATTTGACCAAATCATATTTCAAAACGACTTGGCAATAAAGGTGGATGAGAACAGGGAGAAACTTATTCAGAATGCTAGAACTCATAGATTAGAAATGTATGATGCCGATATTAAGATGCTTACAGAGGCAATAGATTCTATTGGACGGATAAATGTTGAATTGTATGAAAAATTGCAGAAGAATCCTGTTATAAAAGTTACAGACGTTGACAACAAGGAGGTTGTCGCAGGCGTTGATGATGAAGGTAATCCCATAAAAACAAGAACTACAAATGTAGTTACAAGAAGTATGGAAAATCCAATATCTGCGCAAACAAAGGCTAATGAGAACCAACTTGCTATCTATCAAGAGCAATTAAAAAAACTTCAAGAGAATAAGAGTGTAGTAGACAAGGAGGTTCGTTCAGATTTTGCCAAAAGAAAAGTTGGTTTTATAGAAGAATTAAATGCAACATGGGAGGTTATAACCAGTAGTTTTTTGTCTATTACTTTTTATTGCATTTTATTTTTGGTTCTTGTTTCTTTGGAAATCTTTGTTGTAACAATAAAGAGTGGAGATACTCATTGCGATTATGATTTGATAGTGGAGCACCAACTTAATATTAAAAAGAAAACACTGGAACAGACAGAAGACAGATTGCTGAACAAGAAAGATAAATGAAATATGAAAAGAAAAATTGTAAAATCGGCTCTTGATTTTATAAAGGACGTTGCAAGTGAAGTGCTAAATGATAAAAACAGACTTGCAAAAGCTATCGCTGTTCATATTAGAAATGGAATTGAAGATTTTCATTGGAAGTATTTGTCAGACGAGGATATGCATGAACTTAATCCGAGAATAAGGAATGCAATATATACGTTCCTTATGGACTTCAAGAAAGATATTTGTAGCATATCTGCTGAGTGTGATACACATGGGTGTATTGATTATATTGCCAATAACGCATATATCTACCTTTTAGATATTGGTATAAGCAACGAACTGGTAGTGGAGTTTGACGAATGTGTTTTTAAACGACTATACGAGTCTTTTTATGACATTTCTAATGGAGGTATGATGATGGCTGAACTTGAAATATTGCGAGTCCCTAAATATTGGGAAGATTGCGTATATATTGATTCATTGACTAACAATTAAAATTATGTTATTATGAAGAAGATTTTATTACTGATTATTGCATCATTGGCTTTCGTGTCGTGCGGAAAAAGCATAGACAAATACGCAGAGGAAACTTTGGATGAAACATTCAAAATGTGCATGGATAGCAAAGAGCTTAGTCATGTTAAATATGAACTATCTGATAAAAATACAGTGTACAAGAGTGATTCACTATGTATAATCGAATTTAAGTGTTCTATGTTTGCTGATGATGGTGTGTTGTTGCTTAAAAAAGACTTTGAGTACTTTGTTTCAAGAGGGTATAAGAGTAAATACAGGATAAGAGATGGACGATTTGAAAGGAGAGTAATAAACGAAGTAAAGAACGGTAGAAGCTATATGTATGTACATAATGAACAGATAAAATTCTTGAAAGATGATTATGAGTCTGAAAGATTAGAACAAGGTAGGTCAAAGGATGAGTATTATAATGATATGATATTCATTGGTGCTCATATTGCAGAAGGGAACTTTTTTATAGAGAAAAAGATAGATTGAAAATAGACTATGCTTAAAAACATACTTCAAAGTTTTGCCATATCGAAAAATATGCTTTACTTTGCAGTGCTAAACAATTATAAGAGTGGGCAACTCTTATGTAATCCGTAAGGGTTATTTTTATGCCCAATATAGACATAGGTATATCGTATTTTAGATATAGCACACGAACGGTGGGGTAACGGAAACGTCCCCGAAATTAATCTTATGATTGTTTAGCAGCCGTGACCGTGTGCTTTTTTATTTTATGCTAAACAATCAGAAATCGGATGCTTCTGTCATCCAAGTGTTCAATTCACCACAATTCGGTGAAATAAGAACAGCAGGAACGAGTGAAGAACCATTGTTCTGCCTTTCCGATGTATGTTCGGTATTAGGGCTTAGACAAGGTGATGTAAAACAAAGACTTGACGATGGGGTGGTTTCAACCCAACCCATAATAGACGCACTCGGAAGAGAACAACAAGCAAACTTTGTAAATGAGGACGGTTTGTATGATGTTATCCTTGATAGCAGAAAACCGCAAGCGAAAGCATTTCGTAAATGGGTAACTTCCGAAGTCCTCCCTGCAATCCGCAAGACAGGCGGCTACCTCGCCACCAAGCAGGACGACACTCCCGAAGAAATCATGGCACGTGCTCTAACCATCGCACAAGCTACCCTTGCCAAGAGAGAGGAACGGTTAAAGCAGCTTGAAGCGGAGAACGAACACAAGAAAGTTGTTATTGAACAGAAAGAGGAAGAAATTGTCATCAAGGACAAGGAAATTAAAGCTCTCGCCCCAAAATGTGAAAGTTTCGATAAGATAATGTCGAGTGAAGGCCTTGTCACAACCAATATGATAGCCGCATTTTTGGGAATATCGGCAATAAAGCTGAACAAGCTGTTATGCAATTGGTATATTCAGTACAAACAATCAGGCATTTACTTCCTTCATGTCAAATACAGAGGGAACGGATACACTAAACACGTTCCACATCCGTACATAGACAATGGGGTGCAGAAATCAAGGGAACACATGTATTGGACGGAAAAAGGGCGTAAATTTGTAATTGAATTGTATAACTCTAAAATAGCCTCATAATATGGAAAAGCCTATGTTTAAGAACATGGATAAGATTAAAGGTTCTATTCATGAAAGTATTGAAAGTGATAACGGTGTAAATATCACAATCGGTCAGTCTTATTCGACTACACATGACGAAGAGATGAAGATTTCAGTATGTATGGAAAAAGATGGTGATGAAATAGCCGCAATTTTGACAAAGGAGGATGCTACTCGTTTATATGATGGCTTGAAACATGTTTTAGGTCAAGCAGATAAAGGGAGAATTAGAGCCTGCTGCGTAATCTAAAGTTAACTATTCATTTATAAACCAAATACTTATGTTATCCGCATTTATGCGGACAGCAAGAGGTATGCTTAAAAAGTAACTAATCATGGAAAGATATACTAAAACTATAAAGACAGAATCGTCACATATTCGTGTTGATTTTAATGAATATTCTATATACATCGGAAAGGTTTACGACCCTGCTATGCCTTTTCTTTCAATCAAAGATATAGAGTTCACGCATGATGAAGCTAAAAGGCTTTTGTCATTACTCAATGAGCTGTATGGAATGCAAAATAAAAAAACAGGGATGTTCTTTAAAATAAGTACAATAGAGTTGCTTCTAATTCTTGCATTAATAGCGTTTCTATTTTATCTATTTGGGCGCTAATTTTAATAACAACGAATTTTAAACACATAATGAAAATTTTAACGGAAGTAATGAGTAGGAACTATTAATTACTAAATACTAACAATCAGAACATACATAAAATCATTCAATCATGGAAACAAACAATATGAAAATTGTAAAAAATAGAAATTAGCAAAGATGCTCTTGATACCATCAAAGAGATTCAAAGCAAGGACGGTTACAACGTCAGAGAAAGACAGAGCTGCATGATGGAGGCAATATCAGACCTTACATTGTCTCTCAATGCAGACGATGTAGACAAAAGAAGGTTTTGCTACATACTTACGCACTTGGCGGATTATGAGAAGCTGATAAGGGAATTGAGCACGATACATATAATAACCCAATAACCAAAATTGCTAAAACGGAAATGTCTAACAAAATAAAGGAGGAATATGGAAATTGGAGATTATGTCTGTGTTCTCAAAACTGATGAAAGAGGAGAAATTGTTTTAACTTGGGTTAAGAAGGATGATGATTATGGGTATCGAGTTGACATTAATGGAAAACTTGGTATTAAACCAATCTGCCCAGAAGAAGCAAAGCGAATAAAGCATAAGTATATTAAGTTTAATTTTAATTTATAACAAAATGAAAAGAATAACGGCCTACTTGAAAGGCAAAATCGAAGACATTAAGTGTGTATCACGTGAGAAGAGAGTCAACTCGGCACTGGAAGCTGCAAAAATCAATTTTGAAGAACAGATTTCTGATGCTGATATAAAGATTGACAAGTTCATGAGAGAACTCGGAACGACCGATGATGTTCAGTCAATCATCCAAAAGATTTCTGACTGCATGGATGACAAGGATGAAGCAGAACGCGGAATTAAGCGGTTGGATGAAATCAAGGCATTCATGGATGAAGAAGTGCAATATACGCACTAATTTGATGGAATCGGATATTATGAACTAATTGCCACATATTAGCATAAGAGCACGTTGAGTATTGACCAACGTTTCAAATGAAAAGGCACTCTACTTATCGCAAGCGGAGTGCCCCTTTTGTATAGATTGGTTCAGAAGCTACTGCATTACAACGCGCAAGGCTGGTCCCTTGGAATTTGGACTTGGTGCAAACACACGGTCTATCCTGTCCGAAAGGATTTCCAAATACCTCGTCTGCGCCCTCAACTCAACAATCATGGGGTTAGATTCGCCCGATTGGGATTCTAAGCTGTAGCGGGCTTCTAATAGCACTCTGATTGCGGCTATGTCAGTTGTCTGTTGATTGACAAAGAACCTAATAGAATTAAGTAATGCTTCAAGAGCTCCTGCTGTGGTTTCTGATACACCTTGTATACTTTGAGTAAGTGCCGACAATTCAGATTTCTGCCCTACACTTGTGCCTTTGTATCCTAATGTTTCCATAAGCGCAAGCAAATCTTCATTTAATCCTTTCAATGCGCTTTCTCCAAGAGCCTGGATGTTTGCAAGCTCTTCTTTAGTGAGGTTAATCCCTCCTACGCTCCCCTCTGTAACGGATTCATCTATTTTCTCAAACAGCTCCTTCAAACGCCCTTGCGCAAGTCTCATTGTAGCTTGTTTGACGATAAGATTTTCAATAAAACTATCAAAGTTTTCATTAAGGGCTTTTAGTCCATCTTCTGTTTCATTGAAAGCATCCATCCATGCTTGAACAAATGAAGAGGCGGCATCCTTATATTCTGACTCCCCACCTATACCTCCTAATTCTAATTTCTGTTGGTCTAAAATTTCTTGTCTTGTCTTTTTCAGTTCATTTATAGCATCATTCCATTCATCAATACGGTCTCTATCAGAATCTTTCTTTGCCTCTTCTGAGTTAATCATATTTTCATATGATTCAATCTGTTGGTCTAAATTGGCTATTGTATCTTTGGTTTGTGTACGAAGATCATCTGCACTCCAAGCGGCTTCCATCTTCTCCTTTAACTCATCGTATGCCCTACCAAGTGATTCTATATTCTTTATTTGCCGTTGGATTTCACGTTCTTTCTTCTTGTTCTTATTGCCAATGCCGAATATGCTACCGATTGTCTTGCCAAGCCCGGTGAGTACATTCAGAGAGCTACTTATTGGCTTTGTTATGTCAAAACTTTCAAGAGAATCGAATAATGCACCTACACCATCTAAAATTTCATAAAGGTCTTCTCCTATTGCAACACCGAAACTATCCTCCAACATGTGAGCAAAGTCTGATACCGAATTTGTAATACCCGATATACTTTCAACCATACCTCCACCCATATCAATCTTTCCAAGAGATTGTATTATCCCTTGTAGCTTTTGAGCCTGTTGCGACAAAGCTCTGTTGGCAGCATCATATCCGGCTACTATCTCGTCTTGCTTTTTCTTCTTGTCAACTAATAAATCGTAGTTATTTTGTTCAACTTCATATTCTTCAAGTGCTGCATCTATATTTTCAGTAGCGGATTCATAAGCTGCTTTCTTTTCTGCTACTATTTTACTTTGCGTGCGTAATTGTTTCTCATATTTTGCTTGCAAATCTCTCGCTTTAGCCTCGTCCTTCTCATTTTTTGCATTTTCTTTACGGAGCTTTGTATATTCCTTGAGAGATTTTGTTAACTTATTCCACGGGTCTCTTTGGTTAAGCTGTTTGTCAAGTTTTTCTTCTTGCTCCATTATTTGCTTCAACTCTGTAGGTGACAAGTCTTTTAATTCCTCACGCATTTTCACAAGCTTATCTTTCATGCTTTGCAATGCTGCGGTAGAATAATATTCTATATTGTCAAACAGGTTAAGATAGCTGTCCGATGAAGTAAATTCCTTCCATGCGTTATTTGCTGACTTTTTATTGTACATCTTAGTCGCATTTTCTTCCAATCTCTTTTGTAAATCTGGAGCGTTTTGGAATTTATCACGTATCTCTGATAAGTCTTTGTAATACTGCTCGTCAAGCTGTAACTGCTCAGAAAACTGCGTTTTGTATGATTTAATCAGTCTTTCGATAGTATCTTGTTGCTCTTTGACACGCTGCTGATTCAGTTTCGCTATTCTATCTTCATAATCTTTCTGTTCATCCTTGCCAAGCTGCCCATTCACGTCACGCAACTTGTTAAATTCCTCTTCGATACCTTTTTCCACATCATCCAACGTCTTTGCAAGTCCGAGGAACAACTGCTGCACCTCCGCTTCTGAAAGTCCTGCATCTTTCAGTTTTTGGTGCAAGTCCAGCCCGTTGAACATATCCTCTATATTCTGTTTGGTCTTATCAAGCTGCTCTTTTAGATAGTCTTGCTGAATACCTATTTTAAGTTCTGCAATTTCCTTTTCAAGCCCAGTTCTTTTTGCGGCATTCTTTACGTCATTAGGAATCTGTTTGAGTAACTTTTCAAGCGCATCAATCATTCCTTGCTTGGTCGGAATAATATCTTCCGCTTTGATAACTTCTCCCATTTGTGTAAAGTCCAAAGCACCTTTGAAAGCCGAACGTGTTTCCTCTATGGCACGGTTCTCTCCCATAAGCTGATTCAGCTTTTCATATCTTGACTGCATTTCTTTTAGGACGGAGATACGTTCTGCCCAAATATCACGCTCGGCACTTGAGCGACTTTTATTTTTGTCGCCACCAAGTTCATTATACAGGCGATTAAGTTCTTCTAGTTCGGATTTTACCTTGTTTGTGTCTTGACCATATTCGGGATATATGGTAGATTGGCTTTTCCGAATTATTTCGTTACGTGTGTCAATCTCCGTCTTAATGCGTTTCTTAAACTCCGCTTCCGTTTCCCCACTTCGTATATTCCAATTAGCTTGTATGTCAGCATTTCCATTAATTCCAAGCAGGAATTTCTTGATGCTGTTTTGAAGAGGATTAAGGTTAAGACCATTAATCTGTTTTTCAAACTCCTGCAACCACACTGCCCCTGAAGTATCTCCCGATTCTTTGGCTTCCTTGGTCAGTTTGTCAAAGAGTTGTTTGAGCTTGGTTTGTGTCGCTTTCTGTTTTTCCTCCTCAAAGAAGAAACTGTCATTGAACAATTTGTTTATGTAAGCGGAATCTACCTGCACATCCGAACCAATCGCTTTCAGTACCTTCTGTACGAGTTCCCTTGCGTATTCAAGTTCATCCTTAGTGACTTTTGTATTTTCTTTTTGTGAATCACGGAGCACATCGTAAGCGTTCATCGCATTTGCAACCATCTTTTCTGTAGCATCTTTCTGCTCTTGGTATCGTTGCGCAGTCATGCTGATAGAGCCTTTACTGAAACGCTGTTCAATGGATTCTACTTGGCTTATGTATGAACGTGTGCTTTCAAACCAATCCTTAAACTCACTACGTTCAATCTGAATATTATCGAATCTGAACTTGTTAGCACCGCCAAACGAATTACCCGACAACTGAGTGAAGTAGTCGCTTAAATCAATGTTGCCCAACCCTGTGTATTGCTCTACAACTTTTTCAGTCTCTTCGCGAAGTTGCTTAGTTGACGTTATAGCACCACTTAATAATTTTTCTTGTACTTGGCTCAATATACCGCTAATTTCGCTCCAAGATACTTTCATCCCGTGTTGTTCATCTATTATTTCAGAGATAGCTTTTGCGGTTTTCTGTTGGTTGGAATATATTTCTTTGTTTGCATCCTGTCCAACTTCATCAATCATTCTTTCTTTTGTCTTTGCGTTGATATATTGATGTATCAGCTTGATGGCTTCATTATAATTTCCGTTTAACGCCTTAATCCCCTCTGCGTTTAGGTATTGTTCGGGCAGTATGTCTGAATACTTCTTTTTCAGTTCTGCAAGTGCCTTGTTGTGTTCTTGGTATGATTTGGTAGAATCTGTAACAACAGAAGCCAACTTTACATAGTTATTTGACGATTGAACGACACTAAAAGCCCCCTCTGCTGCTATGCCGTCAAGTGCTTCTTTCAGTCTGTTTGTATTTTGAATTACTTCGTAAATAGCTACACCAACGGCTGTAATAACGGCAAGAATAGCACCATATGGATTCTTGGCTACCGCCATATTTAAACCGTTCTGTGCAGCTGTTGCCCCTACCGTTGCAGCGGTTTGTGTACGAGTAGCCATAATTTCCTTGAATTTGAGGGATATTCTCGTTTTCTGCATAGCTATGCCCTTTGTCATATAGATTCGTTCTGCAATCCACATTGCGCCTGACACAGTCTTAAAAGTGCCGTATGCCGTTATGATAGTTTTCAACACAGAGGCAACCATGCGCCAATTTTCTAATAATGTATTTGCAAGGTTGATAGCTGTAGAGATAGACAAAAAACCTTCTTGATTGGATTTTCCTATCTCATTCTGCATAATGGATATTACGTCTTTCAGACGATTTATTTGTCCGTGAAGTGTATTTACCTGTACCTCTTGCATATTGTAGAACAAGCCACCTTTGTCGGTCATTCTTTGGAATACGGCTTCGACATCTTCAAACTTTACCATGCGTTTGGAAATCATATCTACAATCTGTGCTGTGGTATATGCTTCGCCTTTCACTTCCTCAAAGTACGATTGTAGTTCTCCGTACAAGTTGATACCTGCTTCCGTGAACTGCCTTACTTCCGTACCACGCAAATAAGCTGCTGCCTTGACCTGTCCGTAAGCCAAAATCAATCGTTGTATATCTACACCTAATCCAGCCGATACGTCTGCAAGCCGTTTTGTAGTATCAAAGAGTTTATCGCTTTCGATACGGTATGCAGCAAGTTGTTTTGTGAATGTAACAAGCTGCATCGCTTGGAATGGCGATTTAAGAGCTTGCTGCATGGTTTGGGAGAAAATTTTATCTGCCTTATCTTTGTCTTGCAAAATGGCACGTAAAGCAACTTGTTGAAGTTCAAACTGACCTCTTACTTCAACAATTTTTCTGATATAACCTTCAATCTGTGACACGGAGAACAACAAAGCAAGCTGACGGCTTAATTGCCCGGCTGTATCCATCAGGTTGCGATGGCGTGTGGCAAGCTGCTGTGATTTGACTCCTGCTTCCGTCAATGCTTGGTTGTGTTTTGCGATGGCTTGGTTTATCTGTTCAAGTGTGCTTTTATAGTTGGCATCGGTAGTATTCAAAGATAAACGAGCTTTTTTTAGGTACTCTATTGCCGTGATTTGCCGTTGAAGTGTATTTGCTGTTTTAGAAAAGTCAAGCGCACCCTGTGCGGTTGTATTCTGTTTGTAGTTTTGTGCTTTTGCCAAATCTGCCGAAGCCTTATAAGCACGTCTGTCAGCAGCTATTCTTCTTTCCGTCTCTTTTTCTTTAGATTGGGCACGTTGCTCGTCCGTCTTTCGTTGCTCGTCAAGCTCCATCTTCATGTAGCGCATGGCTTCTACCGCAGCCTTTTGTTGCGGCTTTGACAAGTCCATGTTCTCAACGTATTTTTTCAAATCCGAATATCCCTGCTTCAATCCGGATATATTAAAGTTAGCAAATGAACCTTCTCCGATTTTATTGTTTCCTATTCTGTTTAGCAAATCTGCCGCACGTGAAAGGCTTTCGTTCAGAGAAGTAGTCTTTCTTGTAGTCTCTTCCGCACCTTTCCCTGCTCCTTCAAATGGATTACCTTTTATAGCATCTATCTTTTTGGCTAACGAAGTAATCACACTTTCCAATTTACTCGTATCCATTACCACACTGCCAAACCCGTTTTTCAATGCATCTGCTGCTGTATGGGCGTGCTTCTCTATCTTCTCTAGCTTCTCATCGAAACTATCCAACTTCTTTAATACATCAGGGGTTATGTTGAGGAAAGCTCCTGCTTCGTTATTTTCCATATCGTTATCCTTTTTTATTAATTATGGGCATACCCAAATCATTCAAGTTCTTCAAATCGTCAACACTTCCTATTTTGCTGACCTTCTTTTTTTTCTTGTCCTTGTTTCCGTATTCTACATGGGAAAAATCAAACGAGCTTAACCGGATCTGTCCAACCGTCATTCCCCATAAATATTCGTCACGAGAGCACCAAGTGTTGGAGCGCAGAAAATCAATCATCTGCCCCCACTCTGTACGGGATATTATCAGTTTTGTTCCGTTTTCTTCGTCTTCCTCGTCAAAGTCATTTCCCTCACGGTCTGAATCACATTGGTACTCTCGAAAAAAAAATCCGTGCTTATGAGGTTAAGGATTTCACCAAGCAATAATGCCCAGTCCTTTATGTCGTAATCTCTCCACATCAAAAGGTCAAAGACCTTGTGGTAGTCATCTGATAGTTCTTTTTTCTCATAATCAGAGAATATCCTGTCCCTGTCATTGAGAAGTGCAAGCGTTATCACGTGTGCAACTGCCGGTAGATTTACCGAGAACTCTTTGATAACATCTCCCATACTTAACTTCTCTCCCTTCACAATCTGACACGCTTGTTCGGCTATAAGCCATTGAACACCGGGCTTCAATCCTTTAATACGCCACTCCGTACCGTGAAGTTTTACAATGCTTGGGCTGTCATTCATTATCCTTGCCAAACGTTCCATTGACTCATCAGATATAGGAGTACAAGCCGTTACAACATTTGTCTTTAGTCCTGTATCTTTTTTCTTTGCTCTATATACTGCCATGATTATAAACATGAAGGGCGGCGGCATATAAGCCTACCGCCCGTAAACACTCTAGTTATCTATTATGAACAAGTTTTATTTGGGTAAAGTATAAGCTGAATCTACATAAAACGGTGTTCTGATAGTTCTATCTCCATCGGCGATATTTGCATCATACGCTGTTCCTGCAAGGTTGATACGACCCACATTAGAGTTCAAAGATTCAAGCATTAGTTTTGAGTTAAGTTGGACTTTTGGAACCACAAATGCAGTCATCGTTTCCCCTTCCTCAAACACTACGTCAATCTTTGCATACAATTTCTTGTATTGAGCAGGAGCAAAGTATTTGGTAGAGACAGTAGTTCCTGCCGTAAATCCCATGAGAGCGACCAATAGGTCTTTTTGTGTATCTGCAACCTCAGCTGTAAATTGGTATTTGCCAAGCTTCACGATGGAAAGAATGGGGCTGTCGGAAGTTTCGCACTCGATGTCGTTTACATCGTTATCGTCTTGAGCGATTGAAGTGGTATCCTCAACTACATCTTCAAGGATATAAGAGTCGCCCTTTGGCACATCGTCTTGTTCAGAGCCAGCGAACAGAGTTGCCACGATGTAAGAAGGCTTGATGAATTTTTTGGCTGTTGCGCCAGTATTGTTTACTGCCATAATTAAAAAATGTTATCCTGTTAATAATCTGTTTACCTTATTGTCACTTCTATATTTATCACGTTGTAGTAGTAGTTCCTATTTTGGTCATAATCTGCATCACGGAAATTTACATCAATCACATAATGGGGGTCTTTGCATGATTCAATAGCCTTGTCAAGCGCAAGTTCCATTTTGTACAGCTCCTTCACGGGTTTCGTGCCGTGACTGTCAACTGATTTTGCGTACAAGAACACGTTGGCAGAACCTTTGGCATAAGCTCCGTAATCTCTCATGGAAAGAACGTCAACAAGCACCATTTCTTTCCAACTGCTGTCAACGGTAGCAGGCATATTCCCGATAAACAGGTTATCGGATATAGCCGCTTTTGTCAGCAGCATGGAAAAGAAGTTCTCCACTTTCGATGTTGTCTTATATTTGCTATCCATAATCAATAACTACCGTGACTTATTATCCCAAAATTTGCGTTCTTAAACTTTGAAGCAAGTCTTTTAACGTCATCCCTTGCCGTTGCTATCACCTCATACTTGTACTTGTCTTCGACTATTTCACCGTATGGCATTGCCACAGCTACTACCAAGTCTATACCGTCATGCGGTTTATACTTGTTTCGCAGAAAATCTGTAATCGCTTCACGACCTTTAATCGTTTCACCATACCATTTCTTACCTTTCGTAGCTTGAATAGCCGGGAAACCGCTTGCAACCAACTTTCGGTTTACATATACTCCCCATCCGTAACTGTCATGCAGGTTGTGAGAACGGTGCGTATATCCTTTGTTCTGCAACTGGCTATCCACAATTTTCTGTCCTTCACCGGAAAGTAATCTGACAAGTTCTGATATGCGGTCTTTCTTCGCCATAGCCTACACCTCGCTCATCTTAATGTCAACGTGGCAACCTCCCAACTGGCTGTATTCAAGTCCCACGACACGACCGTTAATAGGTATAGCATAATCCTCGCATTTGAAGTTGGTGTTGAACCTTATCGGAAGTTGAGCACCTATTTCGCAAGGGAAGAACACCTTGTAATCAGCCATGATAGTACCGGAGTTAATCAGCTTTGCAGCCTGCTGTATGTCACATTCAGTTTCAAGAAGGATGGTCTCTCCCGTAGTGGGGACTTCGGGAGAACTATCCGTCTTTTCATTCCCAAGCATGTCACCGTCACCGAGAAGGTTCCCGTCTTCCGGCTTATTCGTTATCACGGTGTAGAATGTGCCATGAAATGGGTATTCTGCTATTGCTTTTCTTTTGAGACGCATAAACTATACATCTAATGAATTTTCATTGACCCAACTCATACTACCCGAATCCATGCTTTTCAACGCTTCTTCTTCACCATACTTTTTGTACAGTGCTTTCAGACGGTCTTTCAAGTTTTGGATTATGGCAGCCGTTACCGTCTCACTACCTATATCCTGTCTGTAACTGCCATGTTGGAGTGATGATGAAGCCACAGACCACGGACCGTTAATGACAAGCTCGTACAGTGCGATAAGGCAATGGTCTTTAGTGTATTCATCTATTTCGGAACGGTCTGAAATAAACATCAAGCCGTTTTCGTATGCGATATTTTCAAGCGCATCATCTTCAAAGACAAATCTCGTAAGCCCATTGAGGTATGCTATCGGGTCAAATGATTTTTCCATAACTACTACGCAATGTATTGTACATTTAATCGTCTGCCTGACTTGTGTCTACAATTACGTGATTACGGAATGTTTTCAGTGCAGGACAAGCTGACATCATTACATCAGTATGCCATTCCTTATACAGCCCGTTGTTTGTTGTTGTATTCACAATCGTGCAGAGACCATCGTTAGCCTGAGCAAAAATCTTAGTTATTACGCTTGAACCATACTTATCAAACATCTGTTTGTCTAGGTTATTGGTGTATTCAAACTCACAAGCATATCCGGCAGGGCGGAGAACAGCAATTTTATCGTCCCAACCTTGTACGAATGTGTCTCCGGTATTGGTAAGATTACGCTCACGTTCTTCAACAATTTCAATTGGAGATACACCGGGATAATCACGGAAAGCAGCTAAGAACAACTCTCGTGTAGTAGGTGCAGTAGCGGTTGTTGCGATGTAAGCTAAAGGATTTTTCTTGAAACTTTCAATCAATTCCTTAACTTCGGCATTTTGCAGCATTACTTCGTAAAACATCTTGCGTGTAACCTGCCATACCATTGCACCTTCATACCCCCATTTTTCACGATATTTTTTCTCCTTTTCCGCCATTTGACTGAGAATCTTACATTTTTTGTCTGTCCAAACTACTGTGCCAGCTTTAGTAAAGTTCTCTGTTGGTATATCAGCCTTATGCAACGGAGCTTGAACGCCACGTGCGATATTTCGGTAGTCAATATGACCTTTAGACATTAACTGTGCAGTCATGAAGTTCATGGTTGCGTCCGCACTATCAAGCTGTGACTGTAATGTATGTACCCAAGCGGCTACCAAATCGGCATCGTTTCCAAACAACTCAAACTGTTGTTCTTTTGCTTCACGTTCCATAGCTGTTTCAACGAAACCGGGAGCGATAAAATCAGGAATGGATGCGGTGTACCAGTACAGGCCGTCCTTATCCATTTGATTACTGTCACCAAGAGGTGCACGCAAATCCATCAAAGGAGCGGCTTTCAAGTCACGTCCTTTCACAGAAAAAGTAGCAATGCCATTAGGGGCGGTAGGTGTGGGAGCACCAGCTTTTACACCTTGGGTCTTGTACCAACCATAATTAGTGTATAGCAGACCTTCTGTATTGACAAAGGATTGCAAGAAACGTTGATTGGCCTTGTCTGAAAAGAATCTTGCATATCTGCTGTTATTAAAATCAAATTTAGGCATAGTTTCGTCAATTTTAAATGTTAAACCAACCCTTAACCTTGCTCTTGTTCAAAGCTTTTAATGCAGCCGAAAGAGGTTGCATACGGTCTTCGTAGAGGAATACATCTCCTAATGCCAATGCAGGAGTGATAAGATATCTTGCACCATCGAAATCATCTTCGGATGCAGCCGGGTCAAAAACAAAATCAAAGTCGCAGGGAAGGTATGAGTTAGGATTAGTGACCATAGCTTCTTTACCAGAACCTGCTTCTTTCGCTTCAACAAGAACAGATGAAGTTGTTAATGCTCCGAGGGTTGCGCTCAATGTAACTTTCCAAACATCGCCAGCCGTTCCGTCAGTCGTTTTTTCAACGGCTGTGACTGTTACTGCTGTTCCTTTCTCTACCAATGTGGTAGGAGCAACCATGAGAACGTCCCCTACAAACGGAATGAGGGAATACCCGTCTCTTTTCAAGTAAATAACCGTATCAGATGATTCTGTTGTAGCTTTTGCAACCGCATACGATTTTAAGATACGTATTTCGCTTCCATTAGAACCATTACTGGGAATATATTCAGCGAGCGTTCCGGCAAAAGCTCTTGCATTACCTTTGAATGGGTTTTTAACAATTCCACCACTGGTAGGAAATACAAGTGCGTCTTTCCCGCTCATCTGTAGCTTCACGAAGACATAGCGATGACCACCAATGCTTCCGCGAGCCTGAACCAATGCTCTACCGGGAAGATAGCCACTGTTCAATAGGATTTGCTGATAGAAATCTGACATTTTCTTTTTGGTTTAAATGATTATTATTTTTCTTCTCTGTGCGACTGCTTCTTTACGACAGCAACCACATCGGCAAAGTCATCGGTCTTTCCCTTACCGCCTCCCGTGCCGCCTGGAGTGATGTCGGGTGGAGTGTTAGCATTAAACTTATTGTAGCTCTTGACCAGTCTTTCTGTGAGAGCATCAACATCTGTTTCAGAATCAATGTGAATCAATTCGAGTTGGTCGTTAATCCAATCCTCGTTCTTGACTTCTTTCCCTTTTAAGGCTGATTTGAGTTGATTGCGTTTTTCGGAGATAGTTTTGGCTCTTTTCTCTTCCTCACGTTCTGATTTCAAGTCTTGGAGTTCTTTGAGCAACTTATCCAGTTTGCTTTCGTCTCCTTTGTTATCCTTGCCATCATCCTTATCTCCCTTATCATCCTTTGCGGGGTGATTCTTTTCCCACTCCTTTACGAATTTTGAATTGTCGTTCCTGATGTTGTTGTCATCCTCTTGGAAGTCCTCCAGATAATCGGCAACCGCATCATCCAATTCCAACTCGTCATTACCACTCGCTTTCTCCAACCGCTTGTAGATCCTTTCCACCTTGCCGTTGAAACTTCTCTCACTCATCGCCAAGTTTTTCTTGCCGTTGTTGGTGATTCCTGCTTTCAGTGCTTCTGAAAACTGTTCTTTCGTAAACTTCATACACTATATGTTTTATAATGATTATATGCGAAAGTAATGCTTTAATAAAAAGGTATAACTATAAAAAAATCACTGTATTTATCACTATGATAAATAGACATTGGTTTAAGTATATATTACCTTGTTATTAAGAGCTATTTTTGCTTTTGATGAAAGAGCAAGAAGTACATAGGGAAGTCGTAATCAAGCCGCAAGAAGGATTCCAAATGCAGTTTGCATCATCATGTGTGGACGTAGTGTTTGGTGGTGGAAATCTTGGCGGTGGAAAATCTTTTGCTCTTGTTCTCGCTCTCGCAGAACCGTTAATGGCAGATGGGGATTTCCGTGCGGTTATTACACGTAGGTCTTTGCAGTCGCAAAAGACGGGAGGTTCATTCGTAGATACATTCAAGGCTATATTCGGTGACTATTGTTCTGTAAAGACTGCCGATAGCCCTCGCATATCATTCCCAAGTGGTGCGTATTGCGACTTGACCTATATAGATGATACTAATCTTGACAAAATGCGTGAGCAATGGAAAGGTAAACAGATTGATGCTATATGTATTGACGAAATTACCGAAATGTCTTGGGAAGCGTTCAGCTATGTCCAGACCCGTAATCGTGGACGGTCAAAGACATTTACGGGAAAGTTCTTCGCTACACTTAATCCGAAACGAAGCCATTGGACGAGAAAATTCTTGGATTGGTATATTGGCGTTGATGGTTTTATCATGCCAGATAGAAACGGGAAAGTAAGATATTTCTATGTAAACGGCTCTACTGTTGATGATGTGGTTTGGGGTGATTCCAAAGAAGAAGTTTATGCTAAGTGTAAGATAGATATTGATAGGAAACTTGCCCGTATTGGAGGTGATTTTAACTATACGAATATGATTAAGTCATTCGTATTCTATCAAGGTAAGCTATCCGAAAATAGGGCTATGCTTGAAAATAATCCTAATTACATAGGCTCTGTTGCAGCTTCGGGCGGTAAAATGGCACAAGCTATCATTGAGGGCAACTTCAATGTTGACCCTGAAGAAGACGAAAAGATACCTATCCCTTCCACTTCCGCACAAGGCGTGTTCAACAACAACCCTGCCGTAAACGGTGACAAATGGATTACCGTGGATTTGGCGGATTACGGTACGGATAATCTCGTGGCTCTGGCATGGGATGGATTTCACGCATACGACATTCTCATTCTTAGCAAGTCCACTCCGAGAGAAAACGCTATGGCAGTGAAGACATTTGCATTTGAGCATGGAACAGCCGAAAGCCATATCATTTTTGACGCGACTGCCGGAAGGTACTTTAATGATTACATTCCCGATGCAGTACCTTATATCTCGCTAAATAAACCTTTCGGGCTTTACCAACTTACCGCAATGACAGTCAAGGATATGTGCTATATCAGATTATGCAAGATGATAGAGGAAGGCAACTTGACATTTGACGATAAACTTGCCGTTCAGACTTACACTCATCAAAACTTGAAATATAAAGTGACGATTGAGAACGAGTTTATGGAAGAATGTTCCGTTGTGCGGTTTGACGATATGCAGAGTGGGAAGAAGCGGCTTTGGAACAAGAAGAAGATGAACCAAATGTTAGGGAAAGGCAGGTCTATGGACTTGTTGGACCCATGCGCAATGAGGATGTTACCGTGCGCTAACATCGAATACGGGAATGAAATTCAAGCAGGGTATTACAATCACGAGGAAGAAACCAAACAAGCGAGCCATACACAGACAGAAGGAAGTATTTACGATGAACATTTATGGTATTAGGATATGATAAGCTATAACGACATAAAGGATATTATCAATTCCCTTAAAACAGAAGGAATTGAAGCAAGATTAAGAGACGTTGCCTATTTGGTAATGTGTGATTCTTTCGTAGATAAGGATCTTGCTGCAAAGGTTGCTTACCAAGAAGATGAAAAGCCTTCAAACAAGGTGTTATCCATGCTTGCCGAGAAACTGAAACCTTTCGGCATCGGTGCTATCACTACCATATCTAAAGATGAGAACCGAGAAGCGTTGCTGAAAGAAATATCGGAGATGAAACAGATTGCTGACGATGCGAAAGCAAGTGGAGATTCAGACACTTTTATCAAAGCAAGTAAGGTCGTGTTGGATGCACGCGTGAAGCTGAACGATAAATTCAATATTGAAGAGGAAGAGGGGCAGAAGCGAATAATCGTTGTTCCGCAGAAGCACGACATTATCTGCAAATGGACTTCGAGAGAGTGTTCTGCAATGCCGAGCAAGGAAGCCTGCATGAAGTATTACAACCTAATTGATGCGGAAAAATGACACGGGAAGAGAAAAAAACATATCTATTGCGGAACGTAAATGCCTTGTTGCAGAAGAAACCGTTTTTCAGAGGAAGTGACACTTGCTCTACAAACGACTATTCCGACGGTCAGTCCGCAGCTATTACCGATACACGCACGGCAAGGCTTCCGAATGTAAAAAAGAATATCGTTTCGCAGGAAAAGTTTCTGAAAGAACTTGACCCGATGAGCCATGAGGTATTATTTGATCAAAACTTGCCGAGCATTTGCGTGAAGTTAGAAGATGGGGGATATCAGGAAATCAAGTTCCAGCGCACGGCATTAGCTTTCCAAGAACAGATACTGGCGAGCCACGTAATCTACCTTTGCGGGAATCCCTGTACATTGTCTTTAAGAGGTGGCACTCCTTCCGAGAAAGATAAAGCCAACTATTCCACAATCAAGGAGTATTGGGTAGACAGGAATATGGATGGATGGCGTACAAAGGCAGTCCGTTCGCAACTTGCAACAGGCGATGCAGGACTTCTGTTTTATTATGACTATAAAGGACGTATCAAGTGCCGCCTGATAAGTTATGAAGATGGTTACGTAATCATATCACACAATGACAACAACGGTGACAGGCTTCTTGAAAGTGTCTACTATGCCGATGCGGACGGTGTGGAATACATTGACAGTTACGATGATACCTACATGTACCGTATGCACACACCGATAGACGGTGAAGAAGCAGGCGAGGACGGTTTTGTAAGAGAACTTCCTATATTGCACGGTTTCAGCGAGATACCATTGTGTACCAAACGCGGTAATGTGGCGTGGAACAACGGCCAGAGCCTTATCGAGATTTACGAAATTATCTACAACATCTTCTTTGTCATTCAGAAACGGAACGGCTGGGGCATTCTGTATATCAAAGGCAATTTGTCAGAAACGACAAAGAAACTTGCAGGGAGTATCATTTTGCAAGACAAGTCAATGGACGGTAACGGAAGTGCAGAGTTCAAAGCACCGCCCAGCCCGCAAGGTATGCTTGACAGTCTGCAAGATTTGTTTGAGAAGATACAGATAAACACCTCATGCACATTTCTTTTGCCTAAAGATGTCAAGTCAAGTGGTGACATAAGCGGACTGGCTATTACGCTGACCCGTGATTTAGATTTGAAGAATGCCCAGCAAGGGGTTATCGAGTGGCAGAATTTTGCAGACAAGATGATGCGCCTGTTCAAGGAGGGATTAGCCAAAGAATTGGTAAAAAAAGGCGAGAACGTAAATGCCATTACAGAATTTGACAAACTTCGTGTCAGCTGTAAGTTCAAGATATGGCAACCGTTCAGTGCAACTGAGTATAACAACATGCTTATCTCAATGAAACAGGCTGGTATTCTCTCCACGAAAACGGCTATTGAAAAGAACACGGAGAGCACACCCGATGAGGAGCAACGAGTGACTAAGGAAGTTAAGGAAGCAGAAGAAAAGGTGATTGCCCAACAGCAAGCCAACAAAGCGAACAAGCAGGAAGGAGGTAATAATGAATAAACAAGTGATAAACATAGATGCCAACTTCATTAAAGAGATTGCCAAAATGCAAGAGCGAATTGATGAAACAGATAACGCAATTTTCAATCTATTCATGAAGATACAAGACGTTAATCGACTTGATATTATGTATGATGGTGAGAATAGAGATCTGTACCATCACATTTATATGTTCATCGAATATGTCCTGCATAAGTTTCCAAATATATACGAAGAATTCAGAGAAAACAAACAACACAAGTAATGGAGAAACAGAGCCTATACATATACAAGCTGGATGCACATGGGGAAAAAGTCAAGTTTCCCAACGAAACCATGTCTGCAAAGCTGGGTGAATACACTTACACGGCACAGCGCATGGCCGGCACTCCTACGCTTACCGCCACGCTCAACTATCCGTCTTGCTTGGATGAAGAGTGGACTGGAGAGGAATTTGTGGAATTCAGAGGTGAGAGATACTATGTCGACCAAACCCCTACATCTTCAAAGGACAACAAAAGCATTATGTATAAGCATGAACTCCAGTTCGTTTCAGAACGTATCGTATTGGAGAACGTGTATTTCATGGATGTGGTGACAACTGGAACAGATACTTATCATTCCAACTCTACTTCTGTGAAGTTCATGGGAGACATAAACGAGTTTGTAGGTCGCCTTAACGCTTCAATGGCAAAATCGGGTATCGGATATTCGGTAATCATAGATGATGATATTACTTCCGATTCCAAACTTGTTTCACTTGACAATGTGTACCTTGCAGAAGCGTTACAATCCATATATACCATATACGAACTTCCTTATTACTTTGTAGGTAAGGTTTGTCACATAGGATATACAGAGAATGTAATTTCTACTCCCTTCGAGTATAAGAAAGGGCTTGTATCAATAAAAAAGACAAACACCAATTATAAAATTGTCAATCGCGTTACTGGTGTTGGTAGCTCTGACAACATTCCTTTCTACTATCCGAATGATGATGAAAAAGGTACTATAGAACGTACACAAAACCTTATGCCTTCCATTTACAGACAAACAAATGGAGCAGAAAGATTCTACAATGCGCTTAACGACACGTATAAGATACCCGGCACAAATGATTACTACTCTTTCAAAAATACATTTTCTTCTAAGAAGGTAAAAGAGATAAAGGTAGATTTTAGCGATATAAAGCCTACTATAGAAAATGTGACAAACGCTTCGGGACAGTTATTTGGTGAGATTGCGGATATTGCTTTTGATGCTAATGATAGTGACGAACTCGGAACCGGAGAAGGGAATAATATATTCAATGATACAGATGAGTATGTACATTCTTATTTCTACATAAAATTACATATATATAATGGAGATTACGGCTTTAACCTGTTCGAACAGGGTTTGGAGGGTGGCACGGCTGTAATCAATATGACTACGGGTAATTGCGCTGCTTGCGAGTTTGAAATAGGAGTTACCTATAAGGACAATGAACCGGAAAGGGCATTCAACCCTGTATTGGTGGATTCTTCCGGGAACTTACCGGCAGGAGATTTTGAGCAGAAGGTTACTTCACAACCATCCCAATATGTAGAAAGCCAACAAAACACTTCTACAAATGAAGTTTGGATTGCAGTAAAAAAGGACAATACCACTTTCGGAATTGTTATGCCTAATGCCACCAATAACTATAAGCCTTCTGTCGGGGATAAATTTGTGATTACAGGCATTAAGATGCCCAAGTCCCTTGTACTCGCTGCTGAGAAGAGATTGGATGAAGCATTGATAAAGTATATGTCAGAGAATAATGACGAAAAATTCACATTCTCCGTCAATTTTTCCAGAGTATTTCTTGCAGACAATATTCAATTAGCAGAATTACTAAATGAGAATGTTCGCATGTATATAAAATACAACGAACATGAGTATCTTATGTATGTAAATTCATTTACTTGTAAAGCGGACAAAAATTGCTTATATGACATATCTGTTGAATTAACAGACAAATTATCTGCAAATGTTTCTGCATTACGAAGTACTATTACAGAAATTGCAGGCGATATCATAGGTAATACATTGGGAGGGAATAGTATTTCTACTACTGATATCTTAGCAAAAGTCTCTCGACATTTTCTCAGTAAAACACAAGATGACCGTACCCCGCACAAGTTATCCTCTGACAAAGCTTTTGAAATAGGGAAATTTGTCAGTGGTAGTACAGGTGGTATCATAATGGTTGATAAGGAAACAGGTCAAACCTATGCGGAGGTTGATAAACTGAAAGTCCGCATGAAAGCCTATTTCGAATCATTGGAGATACAAAATGTAAATTCTGTAGGTGGAAAGATAGTTCTAACTCCGGGTGGTGCTGTTACGCTTATTGATGTTTGGACCAAGGGCACCATTGAACAAACGCCCATACTTTCAATGGCAGACGGGAATCCTATATTGCTTGCAGATGGCAGTGAACTCCAATTGATGGATAAAGAAACGGTAGACAATGGCGTCCCCGAAGGCGTGTACAGATGTTTCTTCCTTGCCGAGCAGGACGGTGTGGAAGTGGAGAACCGCTTCCGTGCAGGTTTCCAGGTACAGAGCAAAAACTTCAACATACAAAAACCGGGAGAATACCAACAGGTAGCGAACCATTATTATTGGCGTTTATGTGTAGGGGCAAGCAAAGAGCCTATCAATGTCGGCATATACAAATTGCACTATATTGACCTCAGCATGGCGGATTGCGACACAGGTAGTGACATTCCGGCAAAGGGTGATACTGTAGCCCACCTTGGTGCACGAATCAAATGGAAAGGCATTGACAACAAGGACGTGACGGATGAAAGCAATATTGACGCACAGAATGCCATTGTATTCTCTTCTACCGATGTGTTCAGCCCGAGTGTTACTCTGTATCACGGTATAGACTCCTACTCCTACTTGAACAAGGAGTATGTTGAGTATGGCGTAGACAAAACTAACAACAAGGCGTTTTTCCATGTGTACGGTGATGCGTATATTGGGGACCGTGATGGTAACAGCTTTGTTAAGTTCACCCAAGGTGAAGGTGTGGAAATAAAGGGCAAGCTCTCTGTGGGCACCACTATCGGTAACGGTGATACGATTGAAGACGCCCTCAAGAAAGCTTCCGAGAAGTACAAAGAGGACTTGGACCCTCTGAAAGAGTACATCAAGCAGGAAATAGATAATATCCAGAATCAGGTTGACGGTGCGATAGAAACATGGTTTTACGACCCGGTGCCCACCCTTGAAAATCTTCCCGCATCCGATTGGGATACAGATGAGAAGAAGAACAATCATTTGGGAGACCTCTATTACAGCAAGGAGGGAAAAGCATACCGGTTCCAATATGAACAAGAAAAGGGATGGTATTGGAATGCCATTACCGATACGGATATTGTCAAGGCTTTGGAAAACGCTCAAAAAGCACAGGATACCGCAGATGGGAAAAGACGCATCTTTGTGAGACAACCGCAGAATTCGGACGCATACGACATAGGTGATATGTGGGTAAATGCGACCTACGGGAGTACTTACAAGGACGATATGCTCAGAGCGAACACTTCAAAAAAGGCAGGGGAAGCATTTAGTATCTCACATTGGGAGCTTGCATCAAAATACACTGATGATACTTTGGCGCAAGAAGCAAAGAAAATAGCCGAAGAAACGAAGAAAGCGGCTGAAAAGCTGGATAGCACTGTAAGTTCAATGAAGGACTTTACCGATGAAGCATTCAATGATGGTATCGTAGACAGAGGGGAAGCGGCTGCGATTAAAAAATACCTGAATAATATTGATTCCATCAAAAACGATGTAACAGAATCCTATAATAAGATTATAGAGAATGAGCTTCTTGATGAAGGCGTGGTAAAGACGGAGTTGGAAACTGCGTACCGCTTGTTCAATAGCTCGGCACAGGAGCTTATAAACACCATTAACGGTGTGATTCAGGACGGTAAGACCACAGCGACCGAAGTGGCTATGGTGGATGGCAAGTATTCAGCGTTTAACTTGAAGTACGGTGATTTTATTGCCAATGTCAACGCCGCGAACAATTATATACAGGGCAAGCTTAACGAATCCATCAAGGAAATATCGAAGAATATAGGAGATATATCCTATCTGACGAAAGCACTTAAGGAATATACCAATATTGAGGGTGGTCTTATTCAATCCTCATTGTTAGCTTTAGGATACACCTCGGAAAGTGGTTTCAAGATAATGAGCGGTACGAACGGTGTACACCAATCCGACAAGCGTGGCGGAGGTATTGCTTCCTGGTGGGGAGGTTCCATGCTGGACAAATTCGATTACCCGGAAAGCAGCGTGCCGGAAAACGTTGCCAAAGGTCTTGTACGCTTTGACGGTACGGGTTACTTTGCCAACGGTGCACTTTGGTGGGAAGAAGATGGTACACTCCATGCAGACCCGTTGTCATTCTTTGTCGGTGAGGAAACGGTCGGTGTATTACTGTCGGCATTTAAGTTCTTGCGCTCGGCAGAATTCAAATATATATTGGAACCTCAATATCCGTTCACTCATATAAAAGCCATCAATTCTGTCCAAATCGGTAATGCCTTGCTGAAATATGACGCGACCAATAATGCCGTATATGTAGAGAAGGATGATGGGTCTATGGTTAATTTCTACGCCACGGGTGACCTTGCTGCGTTCGGTTCGACAACCGGTGGTGGAAGTGGTGCAACCTCATTGGGCATGCTGGACGATGTAGACCTGGTTACTCCTCTATCGGAAGGACAGGTATTGACGTACGACTCGATTAAAAACAAGTGGACGAATAAAAAAGGCGGTGGCGGTTTGGATATAGACGCCATGTGGGATGAGCTTGCCAAGTCTGACACGTCCAAGAGAATCCATTTTTCCCACATACCGGACTTGGGCAGTGTATATGCCAAGCAGGTAAAGCTGGGCACGACTCCTTACAATGTATCCAATGGGGTGATATCTCTTCCTGCGTACCCGACAAAACTGTCCCAATTGGAGGATGATATTATAACAGGAAAGTATCTGCCTTTGGCAGGCGGGACGATAACAGGCAACCTTGCGATAAACGGAACTACGACCACTAATAATATAGTCCTTAACAAAGCCGGGAATTTTGGTAACAAAATAAACTTCGGTGACGGTGATTACGTATACTTGAAGGAGGAGTCTGATGATTCCTTGACTATCTACGGAAGCAAAAAAATATCCCTTAATGGTTCGGGATTCGGTTACAGTTTCGGTTCTGATGGGCTGATTCCCACATCGGGAAGCAAGAGCCTTGGCGGCGGATGGAATAGCAATATGTGGGATAGTGGTTGGTTTACAAAGATTGGGTGTTACGTGATTGGCGTCAACCCTAATGATGTCCACAATGATTATAATCCTTGGCATGGAATCAATTTTAGTTACAACAACAGGGTCGTAATGTCGGGTTATCATGGCATTGATTTCTACACTTCGGCAGGGTGTGTAGCTCAGTTCCAGCCGGATGGTATTGTTAATATCACGAATCTCTATTGCTACAACGATCTTCAATGTAGAGCATCATTCGTAAGCACGATGACAGACTATTGGGAGCACGAGTGGAGAATTTTCCAAAATGTAGATAACTGCGTATTCAGGGCTAATCAAATGGCGATGATGTCAAACAGCGGCTCTGCTTGTAGACCTATCATTGGGTGGAAAGATATATTAAGTGGAGCCGGATTCATAACGAGATATACAATTGGTAGTATTAGACGCGCAAACAACTGGGGAAGCATGCTGATTGCGGTATCCAATTCGGATGATGGTTCTACAAATGGCGTACATTTTCAATTAAACGGAGAAGGTACAGCGGACCTTGTTGCTTCGCGTCTTACTGTTTCCGGGAACTTCCTTGCAGAAGGTGAGGTTGCCGTTTATTCGGACGCTCGCTTAAAGTCATGTATAAAACCGCTACGGAACAGAGGGTTCATCACCCCTGTCAGTTATATCAAGGATGGAAAGGAAAGTATAGGGTTTATCGCACAGGACATGGTAGAATTGTATCCTGAGCTGGTGTCTAAAGGCAGCTCGAAAGAACACTACCTGTCCGTGAACTATGCCCAATATACGGCAGTATTGCAGGCTCAGATAATTGAGCTGCACAAAGAGATTGATGATTTGAAACGTAAATTTATAAATTAAAAACTATGGTTACATTATTGGTTATTTCGATCATTCTGTTTGTATCCTATATCGGATATACAGTCGGGATGTATGGCATCCCTGCAAGTATCAGTGACACATACTATCGGCTTGGAAAGAAGGGTTGGCTGTTCACGCTCTTCTGTCTTGCCGAATCTTCCCTGCTGGTTGCATCGTTTATCGAAGCCAGCAAGGAAGAATACCAATTCCTGGCGTTCATCGCAAGTGCATCATTGGCATTTGTCGGCTCGGCTCCCTTGTTCAAGGAGGATTATAACCGCAATATCCATTATGTAAGCGCGGGAATCTGCGCACTTGCCTCTCTTGTATGGCAAGTGTTGATGAGTTTTTGGTACGTCCCTCTTATAAGCTTCCTTGGCGGTGTAATCGTATTGGCATGCCTTAAGTTCAAGAAGCCTGTGTTTTGGATGGAGATGTGTGCCTTTATCTCGACTTATATAACTCTGTTACTGCTCTATTGATATGGCTAATTCGAATAACGTAATTACGTCTCCTGTCAATCTGAGGAGTGACGTTGCTTCCGTTCTTGGGACGTCTGAAACGAATGTGAGCGGGTTGTGCACGAGCCATGAGATTAATATGTGGTCAAGATGTAAGCCTGTCCATATTGCTTCTGCTGCTCCTGACAGGAGCATGCCATCTGACGGTGAAGGGGCGTGGTGGAAGGGCTCGATGAGGAATTGCGGCATTAAGCCGCCCCCTGTAGCGTCTTATGAGGAAATCCCCAAGCTGTATACGGGAAACAAGATGAACGGATATATCTATGAGAGACCTTGGGGCGGAAGTGCGAGTCCGTACAGGTTGGCAGATTTCTTGCTTTACAAGCACGATGCGCAACCGCCGTTCCATAGCTTCTATTGCGATTCCAAGGTGTCTATGTATGGCTCTATATCGTGCTCTCTTGCGCGAAATGTTACTACCGCAGATAAATCAGGTCCCGGTTCGGTCGAGCTGTCCGATATGGAATCCGCTACCAACCTTGATACATGGTGGTTTGGGGCGATGTTGGTTGACTCGTCCAACAGAATTGTGAGGAAACTGGCTAATGTCAGAGCGGGGGTTACATTAGAGATGCCTGCCAATGGTCTGACACTTGGTCAATACTACGATGTATATCCGTTTTTTTGCATGAATAAGATTGAAAGTATTATCGAGGCGGACAAGGCTAATCTGTTTTTGCCTGTCATGAACTGCTCTCCCGGCAGGGTTAAGTATGTATCGGAAGAAGAAGCGAGTGGTTTGGTAATCAATCTGACAGCCGAATATGTGACTAACTCAATGACCGGGCTTAACACTGCGGTTAAATGGAATCTTAAACTTACGTATTATTCAGTCGGGAGCAAAACGCTTACTAATAATTGGATTACACTAAGGCGTGTGGTTTCGGACGAAGATATGGGCAGGGAAAAATTACAGGATTTCAATCTGATTCAAGACAGAGAGGTTGAAATATTCGGGACATTCAGCTTAACTGATTTTCTTGGCGAGTACTACGTATATCTACAGCTTAATACGAACGAGTACACGAAGAAGGCGTTCCCGCTCAAGCTTGACCCGAACCCCGGACCGATACATTAAAAAATATACTAATCATTAAATTATACAGATATGGAACTGATAAGAAAAAAAGAAAGTATTACAAGGCTTTATGAAAACGGTGAGGTCTCAAACAACACAACAAATGATATCCAATATATCGTATTGGATGGAGATGCTTATGTCGGCACAGCCTCTATCATGCCCACAGGGTTTACCATGACGGTAGGTATGAAAGCTCCCATCGAAGATATAGAGAGTATGCTTAGAAGCATATTGTCTTCCATCCCCAAGGAAGGAGGTGCACAATGAAAATCAATGAAATCATCAGAAAAATGAGTTTTTTGCAACTCGTGCCTCTGAAATCGGATGAGGGTGCGCCGCTTGCCAATAAAACGAAGGTGAAGATTATCTTGAATCTCGTAGCCTACGAAAAGGCAATGGAGAGCTTTAACGAGGATATGCGCGGTATCTATGCCAAGCTGAAGCCCGAAGGATATGACGCCCAAGCCTTTCCCCGCGTGAATGAATTGGAGAAGAAAGAAAACATAAGCAGCGAAGAAAAACAGGAACTTGAGTCGATTAAGCAGAGTGAGGAATACCTCTCTTATGTTGATATGAAAAAAACATTGATGCGCGAGTTTGAAGAGGCAAGAGAATGCGCTTCGGCAGACAATGACTATACAGTCAGCGAAAGGACACTCACAGACGATGATTTGGTTTCCATTGCGGAAGTTATCCCCTCGGATAAGGAGTTTGCAATCGGCAGGAATGAAGATGGGGAAATCAAGGTTAATGGCATCACCGTATTGGCGGAGATTGGCAGAATGTTTATAGTGTAAAAAAAATACTTATGGCAGGAAAAACGATTAACGAGCTTGACGCACGGACAACACTGAACGGTAAGGAGAACATACCCTTTCAGGAAGGGAATACAAACGGAAGATTATCTACCGATGCGTTGAAAAGATACGTGGCACCTGATTTAACACCTTATCAGGAAACCGTAGACGCTGATAAGAAGTATCTGTCTGCCGTGGAAATTGACGATGTGACATCAATATTATAGTTATGAGAATAAATTATCAGTCCGATTTTAAAATCATAGAGAAAAACCTCAATGGAGACCTGAAAACTCCTTTCCGGTTTACTTATCAGACAGCATTGTCGAAACCCGTTGTAGCCTCTTTCGATGGGCACGAATACAAGAACTGTCGCAGGCTGGATGATGGCAGCCTGCTGGTTGTGTTTGATAATCATGGCATGCGTCCGGGCAACCTGACGGTCAGACGCGAGTATTACCTTACTGATGCTGATTTTGCTGATAGTATCTGTAACCTTGTATCCATGGAGTTTACAGGCATCGTTCTTGTCAATGGCAAGTCTGATGACAGTACAGGTACAATTGATGTTTACCCAAACTACCAGAAAGGTGATAAGGGAGACCCAATGACATGGGAATCCATGACAGAGGAGCAGCGTACCGAATTAAAGGGCTCTGTGGTAAAGGATGTGCAGAATGAGATGCTTTCTTCCTCTCCAATTTCCGATAAGGAATACGAAGATGTATTGAGTGGTTTCCTTTAATCGGAAACCGATAAGAATAGATTTACAAAATTAAAATAAAAATTATATGGCTAAAATTCATAAACTTACCAAAGGCGGGCAGACTATTTATCCTGCTACAACCACTGATGCAGTGGTACATCCGACTACGCGTAAAAACCTTACGGAAGAGCTAGCCGAATTGAATGAGCGAATTCTTGATGAAACAAAACGTGCACAAGCAGCTGAGGAAGTCAACGCAACCGCTATCGAAGCACTGGCAAATGAGCTGGAAGTCTTGGGTGCATGTGGATTCGCAAGAGTAAACGGAAGTGCAGACCCGGATGCACAGGTTACATTTGGGAACACATCGAAACTTCGCTCGTTAGCGTCACATCTGCATCTTGGAGTGTTTAAGAATGGCAAGTTGTTAAAACAATGTGCACCGGGAAGACTTACTCAATCTGTCGATGGCAGGGATATTGCCATAGACGGAACTGATGGAGATGTGATGAACTTCACCGATTGCGATTTATATTACTTACGCACCACCTGCCAATATACGCCACAGGGAAGTACGGAAGGAGAATATAACATCGTGGCATTGTCCTTGCTGCCCTTTGGTATCGGAGGGAAGCAAGCAAAGCGAATCAGACCGTTTGCCATCGTCCCCGGTGAATGTGTTACCGCCAAGTTGGAAGGTGATGTAAGAAATTGCGCCCATTATGTCTATAATAAGAACGCAATCGGGACATACACCGAACCTTTGAAGATATTCAAAAAAAGCTACAAAACAAGTGGTGGAGGATTCCCGACACAATATGTGTCCGCAGTACAAGCAATCAAGAATGCACAGGCAAAGAATGCAGACGAAGCGACCAATCGTCCATATATGGGAATGTATTATGAGTTCTATGAAATCATTATTTGTCTGATGAGTTTTGAGATAGGCACATGGGCACATACCCGGTTAAACCTGTTTGGTGTAGGTTGTACCACTTTGGATAGTGTTGATGCACAAACATTTGCAGATAATGAAATTTCTGCAAATAGTGGATGGAAGGCGATAACCGGAGGTACAGTTAAATACATTAATTTATTAGGCGATAAAGCAGTGTCTCTATCAGGTTCATCTGACAAACAGCGTTTGATTGGTGGAGTAACAGGAAACTCATGGTACGGATTCTTAGAAATAATGGAAGCCCAAAGACTATTGGACGGCATATCCAAGGCAGGACTTATGTCAAAGATAGGAAGTATTGGGAATATATTCTTTCTAGACCCGGAAGGCAATGTGTCATGTACAACCGATGGTTCTGTCAACCTGTCTACGGGTGCAGGCATGGAAGCCTGCAAGCATTACTACGTGGTGAGAAATGTCCCCGGATGTGAGGGAATGGCAGACGGAGTAATGACAGCCGTTGTAAACTCTTACACCAAGATGGAGTTTGCTGACGGTATTACATGGTCTGACGGTACGGTAATGGATTCAGGAGTCGGCATTCTGAAACGCTCGATTCCTATATATAGAGGTTGGAATCTTCCGTTAGTTGGATTATTTCGCCTACTGGATGGAGCATATTACATTGTCAGAAAGGATTCGGAAGGCAATAATCTGCCTGTGCAATTCCGCTGTGCATCAGATGCGAGCAGAATTCCTGCAAGAACTACTTATACATATCGTGTTCCTGACAATGAAGAAAGTGACATGGAAAGAGGTTTGGATTTAAAGAAGGAATATTCGGGAATAAATCTTCCTGTTGCCAATGAATCATGGGTGAAAAAATCAGATTATGATTTTTCGCTTTTCTGCGCGGAGACTGTTAATGGGGGGGCTCGTAATTATGAAAATGCTTATCTATGGTTGTACATCAACGAACATATAGCCGCAGGGGAACGCAGTTTGCATAGCACTACTGTCGGCTGTTTTGCTCAAACCAACCATGCCTCAATTCGCACAACAAGTTGCAGTAACTATGCTGACGCTAAAGCAGATTCTTACGCTGGGGCTTTCGCTATCCCTTTTATCGAATTATAACAGAATGATTATGAAAACAGAAAGAAATGAATTTGATGTACGTATGCCTTTAGTAACCTATTCAGGCAAGAAAGCATTGGTATGCGTCAACGAGGAAACGGTTACTTATCCTGCGATGGAAGGTACTGTAGAAAGGACAGCATATATATATGATACATTATGGGCAGACTGTGATACGAATGATGAAGAGTCGGTAAGAAAATCATTGGTCCGGGAACTGGAGAAAAGCATCAAAGAATATGATGTGTCTGACCATGTGAACGAATTTACCCTTGCCGGCAAGAAGATGTGGCTCTCCAAGGAAATGCGTGTAGGTCTGATGAACAGCATCAACATTGAGAAGAGTGCCAAAAAGACTGATACCGTTCTTTGGTTTGAGGGGATTAATTACACCATCCCAATAGATGTGGCACTACAGATGCTTGCCCAATTGGAGTTGTATGCATTATCATGCTATAATGTCACACAGCAGCATCTATCCGAGGTATCCGGATTAAGTACGCTTGAAGAGCTGATTAATTATGACTATACCCGTGGCTATCCGAGCAAGCTTGTGTTTAATCTTGATTAGGCTAAGATAGGGAAATTCCCTGCATACCTTCTCAGGCTGGCAGGGAATCAAGATTAGCTTTCTCGTCCGGTTAACAAGGTTTTGCAAATATAACATTAAAAATTAATCCGACAAATGATTAGTGCAATAGTTAGAGATGGCATCGATAAGAGCGTAGCCGGAGGATTGGCAGGAATAGCTACCGCATTCGTTCAGGAGAGCATAGAACACATGATTCCGTGGCTGATAGTGTCTGCTGCCGTGATTATATGTGATTTAGCCTGCGGGCTGAGAAAGAGTATCATAATGGGCGAACAGGTCCGGTTCAGTCGGGCGGTAAGGCGAACCATGGGCAAGATGGTTACATATTTCAGCTTTGTTTTCATGGTGGTTATGATAAACAAGGCATCGGGCAGCCGTTACGACATTGATATGTATTCCTGCCTGATGGTGTGTTTTTTGGAAATGTGCTCGATTATCAGCAACATACTTAAGCCGAAGGGAATCGAGCTGAATATTGTCGAAGCGTTCAGGCTGATTTTCGGCAAGACATTAAAGGTCGACAAAGAAGATATTAAAGAAGTAATTAAGGAGGAAAAGAAATGAAATTAAGAGTAGAAAGATTATGGAAGAAACCCGCTTATACGGTGGGCAGACTGTTCGTAGACGGAAAGTTTTTCTGCAACACACTGGAAGACACCGTCCGTGATTTGAGCAATGAAAAGAAGGTATATGGCAAAACCGCCATCCCTTACGGAGAGTATAAGGTGGTATATAATTGGTCTCCCAAGTTTGGCAGGAACCTGCCACGATTGCTTAACGTCCCTGCCTTTGAAGGAATCTTGATACATCCGGGGAATACTGCCGATGACTCTGCCGGCTGCATACTTGTCGGAAGGAATACGGAAGTCGGACGATTGACCGAATCCCGATATACCTCCGATAAGCTCAATGTGCTGATTGAGGATGCACAGAGAAGAGGCGAAAGTATTACAATTGAAATCGTTTAACAATTAAATCTACAATTATGGCATTAAAGGATATAACCGGCAATTTTGCAGCATCCGGCTCCAATCAGGAGTATAAGTTTCAGCCTGCTGCGTCTACATTTGGTTTGCAATTGGTATTCGATACACATCCGTCCAAGGTGGTATTGTATCAGAGTTTGGACGGTGAGAGTTGGGCGCCGTTCGAAGTCGATTACGGTGTCGGGTCGGTTTGGCAGAAGAACATCGAAGGTGTCATTGGTGAGCAGCATATCAAGATTCAGTGCAATGTTAAGCCTGTCAAGGCATTAATTTTGGAGTGATTATGAAGGTTAACACAATATCTTTAAATTCGGTGCGGTTGAATACAATCGCACTGAATCACATTGGCGAAATCCGTTCGGGTGGCGGTGGTTCCAAGCCTTCCCCTATCCCTCAATGGATAAGGGAGCATATCGTTTTCTACTATGACGTAAAGAAGCAAGGTGCGACCAACGAAACATTGAAGGAATCTGCTTACTTGCAGGACTTGTCGGGTAAAGGAAGGAGAATGAAATTAAATAACTTCCTGTTTGCCGAAATGAGTGGTGTTGGAGGATACAACGACAACTTTAGTAATTGGAGAACCGATTCAAACAATGGAGCCGTAAAAATAGAATCGGACTCATCAATTGTAATACAATCCGTAAAAATAGAATATAGAGGAGTATTATATCAAGATAGTGCTAAAAAAGCAACTTTAAAATGTAATATTACAGGGATAACGGAAGAGCTTAAAGGTAAGTTAATCTTTAGATACACAGATGCAGAAGGTAGCAAAAATATTACATTGGAAAATGGATACTTTGAGCTCAACTCGAGTGAATACGAAGGATTATCCGGGTGGTATGGGTTTACTTCCAAGCAGCCTATAGACAACTGTAACATCACCATTACTCAGATACCCGAATATCCCGGTGCATTAGTGACAGATGGTGTAGATGATTACGGATTGGTAGAGAATCTGAGTAGTGGAGTGAAGATGCTGTTTATGACGGTTAATCCGATAGGGGACTTTAACATTGGTAAGATGTACTACTCGCAAAGATATAACCCGATAGATATCACTCCATTCTATATCTTTACAGGCGGTACTAATATTGCTTATGCAGGAAATCGGGATGGTTTAACTTATATTAACGGAGTATTAAACAAGTCTATTAAGTATAATGAATTGTTTGGAGTGAAACATACAATTACGACTGTAAACGATAACGTTAAGCCTGAGACAAGTAAAGCTCCTTCTTTCTTCTGGGAAGAAGGGAACACTAAGAATTATTGCTCCAGACTCGCCTTCTACAACTCCATAGCCTTTGATTCCATACCAACAGAGGCAGACGGATTCACAGAGCAAGAATTAATTGATTACGTAATAACTAATATAATTGGACAATGAGATATACAATCGTTACGATAGAATGGCTGACCCAACATGGATTGTTGGCTCTGCCGACAATGCGAAGCAACGCAGACGGCACGAAAGTAGTGCTGCATGAGGAATTCGTTAACCTCTTCCCGAGGGACTCCTTCCCCACCTACAGAATGGATGACCCCGAATTCGTACAAATCATGGAATCGGAAGAATGGAATCACGAACCGCAACCTTATAGTGCTGATTACATATTGGCTGCATCCGCACAAAACATGGTGGAACCCGCCAAAAAACAGATACAGACATTGAGCCTGACAGACAGCGAATCCTTGAAGGTTAAATCGCTGTATCCCGATTGGGCGGAATTCATAGACGAATCCTTATCCAAGGGAATGAAGGTTAATTACAAGGAACACCTGTATAAGGTCCGGCAAGATATCCCTATGGTTTTGGAGAGCCAATATCCCGGCATGGCTACGGCAGCACTCTACGAAGTGGTTGTAGAGACCGCATCAGGCACCAAGGATGACCCGATACCCTATACACCTCCTATGGAGTTATTCGAGGGCAAGTACTATACTCAGAATGACGTATTGTATATCTGCACAAGGGACAGCGGTCAGGCATTGACCCATGACTTAAGCAGCTTGGTAGGGTTGTATGTTAATGTTGCAAGCTTATGAAAACCATAATTTATTGTGTCATATTGCTGACGTTGGCAATATGCTCATCATGCCGGAGTGTAAAGTATGTGCCTGTTGAAACTGTACGTGTAGACAGTTTGTATCTCACCATCCACGAGAGAGATTCAATCCACATTAAGGATTCCATCTACATTCGCGAGAAGGGTGACACGGTATTCGTTGAGCGATGGCGCACGCAGTACAGGGATAGAGGAAGAACAGATACCTTATATGTTGACCGTGTGCGTGAAGTTCAAGTTCCTTACCCGGTAGAAAAAGAGCTAACATGGTGGCAGGAAGTCAAGATTAATTTTGGTGATTTTTCTTTAGGTATTATCTTTGTATTGCTGTTTATTATTATTTGGATGATAAAGAAGAAAGGAGGTTCAAAATGAAATAGGACACTATACCGAGGATTATCCTCACAACGCTACGAGTAGAAGCGTAGCGATTACTCAAAAATAACAAAAGCAGTTCTTTCGGGGGCTAAGAATTAAAAAAAAAGCCCCCAACATACATCATATTAATATTGCCACATAAAAACATGATAAAGCATAAGATACCTGATGTTGGGGGCTAATATCTTCAACATAAATATCTTATGCTTTGTTCATCAAAATCTCATGTTTTATGTGGCGAGGCAAAGATAAGCATAAAAATTAGAAAAAACGATGTGCAAATCAGAAATCTTTGCCAAGATAATTAATATTGTTTCAAAAGAAACCGAAGTGCCTGTAGACCAAATATTATCCTCTGATAAAAACATGGAAACAGTGGATGCCCGGTATCTTCTTGTGTCTCTCCTGTCTGAAAGTGGCATGTACCCTTCACAAATAGCCGTTCATATCCACAAAACCAAACGTGCTGTTAACTACATGATATCAAATTTCTATGAGAGGATGGAAAGTGGGAAAATGTTGAGAATATATTGGGATAATATAAAGAAATCATTGGGAAACAACTGATTTTACATAAGTTACAACATATGTACTTTTGCATACGGTCAATTTTGACCGGGATACAAAATACAAATACTTATGGAAAGAACTTATGTTTTTAATTCAGACGGAGGCAATGGAGGTTCAGGCGGTAGCAAGCTTGACATTACCGCCATGCTTCCCGGAATGTTTGGGAACAAGGGGATAGACCCTAACCTGCTTGCCTTGATGAATAACGGCAACGGCTTTGGAGGACAGGACGGATGGTGGAGCATTATCTGGCTTGTTGTGATAGCAAGTATCTTTGGATGGAACGGCAATGGTGGCGGTTTGTTCGGTGGACGTGGAGGAAACGGAGCTAACGGACTTCCGGCAGAATTGGCAGGAAACGCAGGACGCGAATTGTTGATGCAAGCTATTCAGGGTAACGGTAATGCTATCTCTCAATTGGCTTCTTCATTCAACTGCTCTACCCAACAGGTTCAGACAGCATTGTGCAATGTTCAGAATAGCATTACACAAGTAGGTAATCAGGTGGGATTGTCAACCAACCAGATTATTAATGCTATGCAGTCAGGCAACCAGTCTATTCTTACTCAACTTGCCGACTGTTGCTGCAAAACGCAAACAGCTATTGAAAGACAAGGCTATGAAGGACGTTTGCAGAATTGCGAATCAATGAATGCCCTTACCAATACAATGAACAACAATGCATTGTCATTGCGTGACGGGGCTACTGCAAATACGAATGCTATCCTTGCCAAACTTGATGCAATTCAAAATCAGGCATTACAGGACAAGATTGCATCTCTTACTGCGGAAAAGGCTACTTTAACAGCCGAAATATCCCAGCGTAATCAGAACGCCACTATCCTGAGTGCAGTAGGACAACAGATTGCTCCTTTGGCAGCCGGATTGCAGGCATTACAAGGAGACGTTGATGGAATCAAATGCAAGCTCCCCAATACTGTGAGTGTTCAATACCCCAATTTAACCGCTATTAATACAGATTGTTTCCGTGCAGCCGCCTACGGTGCATATATGGGTGACGCTGTATACGGACGTAGTGGATGTGGTTGCAACAACTACTGGGGTTAATCCGGTAAGAAAGGAGGTAGATATGTGGCCTAACTTTTTTACAGGATTCCCATCCCTATTCCCATCAATCGGAAGAACAAATTTCAACACTCTCCCTACGGTGGCTGTGACCGTCGGCACGGAGAATGTTACTTTGGAACTTCCTAACCACGCATTCCGTAACAGGGATTATGTTGGAGGATTCTATATCAGCCTCCGTCAGGCTATACCTGCCGGCACGACTGCAACTCTTCCGATACTGATAGGGACTAATGGGGACACAAGACCGTTGATGGCTTATAACAATGAGCCTGTAACTGTTGAAAACTTAGCCGGAACAGGCATCTATGAAATTCACTATAACAAGTACACCAACGAATTGTATCTTGTTAATGGTGGATACAGACCGACAACGGCTCCGGCTCCTACAGCAGAAACAGCTTCTTTAAGGAGCAAGTAATAATTAACATGGAGTTTTGTGGTGATTTCCAAAATGGAAATAGCCACACTCCTTTAAAATCAAACAATCATGTTTCAGAACTTACGAGTAAACAGTACATTATATCTTCTTCATAGAGGTGCAAATCCAAGTTTGGAATGTGGGCAGGTCGTTAATGTAAGCCCCATAAAAACCATATATAAGACTGTTCCCAACATGCCTTATCCGCAGCCGGTACAGGTTATTGATTTTGTCGTGAATATAAACGGACAGAATGTCAATTTGCAAGAGATACCGGCTAATGCCAATATTGCCGATGATATTAAGACAGGGATGCTGATTACAGGGTCAAGAGACGAAATGAATACTGAGGTCCTTACCATGAAACAGAAAAGTGAGGATGTCCTAAAAAGTGTGGAATATCATCAGAACTTTCTTAGGGTATGTGACCAAATGCTTGCCATGCTGAACCCTGAATTTGCAGCCAAGCAACAGCAGGAGCAGGAAATATCCGCATTGAAAGGGCAAATGTCCAATATGGATAAGAACATGCAGGAAATGAGCAAAAATATGGCTGACCTCATTGCACAGAATCAGAAGTTAATGGAACAGCTCGGAGTGGTTGAAGCATCTAAAAACAAGAAATGATTATGGGAATGTGGGAAATATTAGAAGAAGGGCGTGACGATTACGGACACGGCTTCGGTATGAGAGGTGACGAAGTGGAGGAAGCCTACAAGGAAGGCTGCCGCAAAGGTTACGAAAAAGCCATGAGAGAGATGCGCGGAGAGATGGGTTTCCGTGATGGTGGAAGAAGTTATTCAGGTGGTGGAAACTCATCCGGCATGGATGAACGCAGATACCCCGGATACTTTCCTGAATATCCGCGTATGGATGAAATGGGCGAACGCAGACGCAGACGCTCTAACGGTGAATTCTATTAATAACAGGAGGGGTAAAACGCCCCTCTTTTTAAATTAAGGCTATGGAACAAAGATTAGATACATATAGCAAATTCCCATCAGGGATGCAAGAATACCTGGAATCATACGGATTCCATTTCAGTAAAAAACTTTACGAATGGGCTGTTTCAAAAATGAAAGTGAAAGACGAGGCAACAGGCAAGGAAAAGAAACTTGACCCTTGGAGTAAAGATGAGGTAGACGATATGCTCAAAGCAAACGGAATTACCATCGAACACGACAAAGGATATGACGTTGCCTATGTTGCAAATATGTTGAAAGCGGATTTTTTCAAAAAATCATTGGTTGACGAAGCACATTTGTGCAAACATATAAAGTGCTACCTTGATGATATTGATGGGGACCCTTGCAGGGCGTTTGATGAATTCTTTGCCACCTGCATCGGTAAAGGAGTTCCTGTAATTTGGTCTGATGTTATATGATTGTTCAGGAGTTCTACATACCGAAATATGGGGATTGGCACGTCAAGGTGTATTATGCGGTACACACTTATTGGGCTAAGGAAATCATTACCGACCTGTACCGTATAGGATGCAGGGGGGATTCCCTCAAACGTGCGTATCGCAACCTGACAGAAGGCAGGATGAATACCGGACTTACCTATTCGGACTACAGGAGAAGAGAGACGGTAATGGTGCTCTCTTTGACTTCTACCCCCGAACAATTTCAAAATTCGTGGGACCACGAAAAAGGTCATTTATGCCGGCATATCTCCAAGGCTTTCGGAATTGACCCTTATGGAGAGGAAGCACAATATCTCAGCGGATATGTCGGTCAGAAGATGTTTCCTGTTGCCAAGAAATTCTTGTGTGAACATTGCAGAAAGGGAATGGAAAAATAATAATCGAACAGAAGCGTTCTTTGACTTGTTGGAATTACCGCTAAATTTAAAGTGTTAATAGCCATCTTTGGTATTGTCATATTGATATAATTGCCTATATTTGCGTCATATAGGAGTACTGGTATGTACAACAGCATTATCTTGCACTATAATAAGAAATTTACAGGAATACCGTAATTAGATATCTTTCTGTAAATATTAGTATTATTTTCTTGTACTATGAATAAGGTAATTAATATTCCAAATGCGGATAGAGATGAACGGATAGGTAGTGTTTTTAACCATTTATTTTCTGTCATTTTTGCGAATGAACAAATAAGGGATAATGATGTTCCTGTTTGGGATTTTTCAAAAACCTCATTTTTCCATCCATTTTTTTTGTTCCCATTTGCCATATATAAAAGCAAATGCAAGAACGTACAGTGTAAAAATGTGGTTGGGTATATGAAAAACTATTTAGAATGTGTTAAGTTCTTTGATATGCTGACGATAAAAGATGACATGGACCTAAATAGTGCGTTGAAAGAATATTTAGGGAAAAGTTATATCCCTATATGTCGCTTTAGTCGATTGAATAAGAATATAGATTCAATGCAGACCATTATTCAAGGAGTTATTGAAAAACAGAAAAATTTAGATTTAAAACTTAAAACTCCACTTTCGTATTTGATTAGTGAGTTAATTTGCAATATAAATCAACATTCTGATAGTGATTATGGTTATATATATACGCAATATCTGAAACGTGAGAATTGTTTGGATATATGCATTGCTGATGATGGAATAACAATTTATGGAAGTTATGTCAAGTCACAAAAGATGCTTGATAAGATAGGTGACAATGAAGCTGAAGCATTGAAATATGCAAATGAAGGATATTCGACTAAAGATCTTCCCGATGCTGAAAGTAGAGGATTTGGTATATCATCTACTAAAAGTATGATTGTGGAAGGTCTTGGAGGAGCATTCTTTATGTTATCAGGAGGGGCATTTCATAGGCATGATGCATCTGGTGGAAGTGATTATGTAAAATTGCCTGATACTATTAATTGGAATGGCACGATTATACTTATGAGAATACCATTGACAGTTAGTGAAGAATTTGATTATACGAAGTATATAAAATAGGAGGTATTATGAAAGAAATAATTAAGCTTCATGATCTATTAGGATCTGAAATACGCTCACGTTCTAATGCTGAAATTTTACGAGAAAAAATAGCAGAGCATAGTGGTTCTATAATTGATTTAAGCGATGTTTCTTTTATTTCAAGATCATTCGCTGATGAACTATGTATCTTAGTAGAAAAACATATTATTCAATTACACAATGCCAGTGGTGTTGTGCAAAATATGCTATCTGTTGTTTCTGAAAGTAGGAAGAAAAAAAGAGTTAGAAAGACTGATGATACTAAAATAAAAGAATTTGATGATATGGAAAGTTTGACATCTTTTCTGGCTACAATTTGATAAGAATGTATTTCTAGGCATATCTATTGAAAAATATTCACCGAAAACTTAAAAGGCAAATATCAATAAAGTCTTGTTGATTCAAAATAAATCAGAGCGGTAATTCCCAACGGTTTTACCGCTTTTTTTTATGCTAACATAATATGAAAGAAGATAAGTTGAACATATTGCTTGAGCAATCGGATGATATTCCTCATTGGGTATTCTGCCAACTGCTAGCCATGATACAATGGAACGTTTAGAGAGGTGGATTTGTAAAATGATTCCCTTTGTTGTTTTGATGAAGGTGGCTTTGTTGTGCGGCTAATTGAAGTTTATGGGATATTTGGGATGAACTACCTATCATTTGATTATCCATAGCTTGTTAGTGTGAAGAAAAGGGGACCACCCGATTAAGAATGATCCCCCCCCAAAAAAATGGTTACTTTATAAGGACTCGCATTTGAAAACCCCTAAATCTTCAGTTTAGCGGTAGTTCACAAAGTGAATGCTGCTACTGCCCGCACCCTGTAACTGTAGCACTTGTTGCCGTTGCTCGTCTGCCCACTGAAGAAGTGTACGTACCAACTGAGGCTGAGACTGTACTCAGTACTGGACCAATACCATGTGGAGGATAACGGTTCTTTGCCTATGTACCTCAGCACATCGTTTATATTATCTTGATAATGAGCTATTAAATTAAGCTGTCCTAATGATGGGATATATTCGTCATCTTTCAGCAGATTAGACAGTTTAGGATTTCGCTCAATCAGTTGAGCAGTGTTACGCTGTCCATTCATATCAAATAATGCATCACATTCACGCCCATAATAGATTTGATTTCCAAATTCCTCTCGGCTGTCATTGTCAAGCAGCTGAACATCCTTATGCTCCGTCAACGAGATGGCAAACGATACGTCTTTATGCTTTAATCCGATGTATCGTACACAATCTTTGAAGTTATCGCCGGTAAACGGTTCTGCATGTCCGTCTTCGTAGATTAGATACAAGCCGTTGGTCCAGTCTGCCCTGTCTTCTTTAGTCGGCGTCATAACCGATTGGCGTAAATTTTCAATGTTAACCTTCATCGTCTTATTGTTTTTAGATTGTTGCTCAATACTTTTTTCCATTTTTGTTTTCTCTCAATTCATTGTATCTCATCTTCTGATTGATGTGCCATGTGAGGTCTATGTCCAAATGGTTGGCAAGCCCGAAAATAGCCAATAGCATGCCATTTAATTGCTTTTCTAATGGATAGTCATATTCATACGCATATCTGATGGGAATTGTGGATATAGCATATATACTTTCTGTAAAGGTCTCATCCTCGCAACTTTCCTCTGCCTCGTATAACATTTCTTCCGTAAAGTACTCAATGTCTATCTTACGCAATCCGCACAAATCAAGCAGGCGTATGCAAGCGTCGGCAAGCTCTTCGGCAACTGTGCCTTTAATGCAGTAGTCATATACCTGCTTTAAGTTGTTCTTTGGATATGACATACCGCAATTAAATTGCTCTATAAGGGGCTGTCTCCCTTTCCTATCAGCTTCCACAGCCTCCATAAGCTCGGATATAACTAAACAAAGGCAGTGTTTATTACTCAATTCCTCATCGTGAAAACCGTGTTCACAAGCGGTTTTATAAGCGCGATCGCGCAATTCGTTTAAATTAATATTGTTCATTTCCTTATTCCTAATTTGATTTCTTCGTCCTTGATTATTCTCCAATCTTATCGGTCATACCGTTCCTTATTTATCCACATCTTTGCAGTACCAAGAGCTGGGTGATGTAAACAATGTCGTTACGATATGACACATGACGGACGCATTTTTCTATCTCATCAAACCTATTCTCCATGCGTCTGTGACACTTGCTTACCAAAATTAAGGTAAAAATGCCAAAGTACAAAAATTTAATGGGGCAAGTACGGATTTAAATATTAATTCTGCTGTTTCCATACTTATTTAATCATAATCAATAGCTTTGCAGTCCAATAGAATATCACGCAATATAACACATATCCGAGTAATCTTTCGCAAGTTTGCGAAGGTTCTAATCCTGTAATAAAGTCCCACATATTATACTCATATACACAAATTAGATATGATATGATGACAGATGCCAATACATATGTGAATTTTCTCATAATCATATAAGTTTTAATGCTTCCTGTAATCCTGCTTCAAGTGCTTCCTCGTAGGTGACATATACTTTATAGCCATTCCCTTTGTTTATTTCGTTCTCCATCCAGTCGCTTTCTTCTGTTGGAACATTGAAATCACAAAAAGAAAGCTTCCATCTTTTTCCAATAACAGGTTCTACATATACATACACACCTCTTATTTCACGCAGCCACTTTTGGGCGATATACAATGTTGGACACAAAAATTCAACTGCTTCGTCATCTATTTCCGTACAACACGACATACTTTGCGGAAGGTTATATTTTGTAATAACCTTATTGCGGTCTATTATGTGTTCACACTTCCAATTGAAGCCCTTATCTTTCAGCAGCTTCGCAGTCTCTAATGTTACGAGTTCTTCGGTCATAATTAACTTTTATTAAAGAGTTCAATCAATTCGTTTACGGTAGCCTTGTGGATGGTATCCGTGTTAATGTAAACATCATTGTAAGCCCAATAGGTAGAGAACTTGATTTCCGGACACAGAATCCATTTATCTCCATCCGTAAACCATTGGTTCTTGTCTGTATCATTCCTCAATGAAGCTATAGCCAAGAAAAGTTCTTCGTTGGTTCCGCAATCAATAGAAGCATCTATATCTGGGTTATTTTGCAAATCCCATTCAGGGGATGCAACATATCTCCATTCCTTTGTTTCTTTAATTTGGAATGCCGCAAGATATTTGCCCATCCATTTGCCATTATTGAGCTTATACCCCAACTCTTCCAGCTTCTTCCGAAGCTCCGGTGTATTCTTTCTTATGAAACACGGTGTTGTAAATCCCATAGTTATTCCTCCTTCTCTATTTTTACTTTTCCGCGGTTAACAAAACCATCACAGTTCATCAAAGCACAAAGACAGATGGCATATTCTTCCTTTTCTGACTTACTGCAAATGCGCAACAGTGAGCATTGGTTGCATGGGACATTTTCACTCGTCATCTCATGCAACACTCCATCTATTATTATTCCGTTCTTTACTTCCATAATCAGTCTCCTTCCTCTCTAATCCGTTCCAGTACATCCCTGTTGGCTTCGAGTATCTCATCGAAAGAGGGAATTTCTTTCCAATGAGTAACATCCCAAGGTTCGAATGTTTCATAAGCGTAATTGTCATTCCAGAAGTCTATATTGCTATCTTCTTCTATATCATAACATGCAATCCTAATAACACCATCTTTAAGTCTTATTAATACAAGATTTCCTTCTTCCGGCAACCGTTCCTTAACACTTATCCACGGTGATTGCTTGTACTGCCATTCAGCACCGGCAATAAATGATTCATAACTCTGTTTATGCGCTCCATTAATCAATCCACTTATTGTGCCTTCGGTATCACATATTTCAAAATGTGATTGGTGCTCTCTTGCTGCTTCTTCTACCGTCTGTTTCATAATTTAATCAATTAGGGGTGATGTGGTTGAATGTTCAATTCGTTCTCTATAAATTTCTGTAACTTATGGGCGCATTCCGAGCATAAGTCGGCCTCTTGGATGAATATATCTTCCCTTCCACCAACAGAGCCACCATCCCATTTATCCACCTTGAAATCCAATCTTGCGCTGCGGAAATACGATGGCTGTATCTCTCTTCCGCATGCATCACATATTATCGTTATTTTTTTCATATCTGTTCAGTTTTGTTCCTTATTGATCAATTACTTTTTTCAATTTATTAAAAGCCTTCTCTTTATCAAATCTAATCCCATCTTTGAACTCCAATATCAACTGCCAAAGCTGGTTCTTGTAAACATCACCTGCTTTATAGTCAGTCTTATAATGGCATCTCTGTGTAATGGTTGTTTCCTTAAATATATTCGTTGCATTAAGATATGTGGCTCCCCATTCTGTGAGTTCTACACTAACGGTATCATTCAAATCTATTTCTATCATAAATATTCCTTTCTTTCTTTTATTACTACATATTGCAATCTCCACACATATCCACAAGAAAATCAAATTCTTCTCGTGAGTATTCAACCCCATTAATTACGATTACCTCGCTGCCATTTTGGTCAAAATAAACTCCATCATTCATTTCTATTTTGGTTTTGAGGGTTACTTAATTTTTAAAAAGTTGCTCATTCGCTCAATGCATCTTTGTTTCTGATTGATATTGGGATGCACATATAAATTGAGTGTGGTAGCGATATTCGAATGTCCAAGAATTACACTCACTGTCTTATAATCGCATTGACTTTCAATGCATCTGGTAGCAAATGTATGCCGGAGTCCATGAAACACAATGTGCGGAATATTCAGACGCTTCAAGAGCCGGGCAAAGAAATCACGGTAAGAACGGGGATCTTCCGGACGTCCTGATGTTCCTACTACAAATCGGGACGGAGATATTTTCTTTACTTCCTTCAAGGCAAAGAGAAGCTGTCTTGAGATAGGTATCTCCCGGTATGAATTTCGTGTTTTGGGAGAAGTGAAAGTCCTTTCCGTAGTTCTTGATTCGCAGTTGTATATCCTTCCTGCTGTATAACTAATGGTGATTACCTTCTGTCTGAAATCCACATCTTCCCATCGCAGGGCACACACCTCTCCAATCCTCATGCCGGTACACAGAGACAGCAGAATGCCTATATTCTTAGGAGTTGGAGATTCGGTGAGATGGCTCATCAGTATCTGTTGATGGTTTAAGGACAAAGTAGGCAAACGGTGAGATTCGGTATCTGTAGGATAGTTTATCTCCCACTCCTCATAAGGGAATAACTTATGTTTCCCACCATACTTGACTATAGATTTCAGCACCGCCACAATATCCCTTACGGTTTTTTTAGCAAGACCAGAGGAAAGCTTGTAGAGAACAAATTTCTGAACGTCGCTTTCCGATATAGCTGTCTCCGTCCCAAAATATGGGAGTAAATGGGTTTGAAGGGTAAGCATATACGCGCACATCGTGGCATGCTTTATGATAGGTTGCTTCGCAGCACTCCAAATCCTGGCGACTTCTTGAAATGTTTTAGTATTCATTTCTGTTCTGATTTACATTAATTCAATTATAACCTTTTTAAAATTAACATATAAAGGCATTTCTGACATGCCCCCATTGTAATCCAACTGTCTTAAAGAGGGGACAACCTCTCCGTTATCATCAATCTCATAATCTGCAATATAGGCTAACTTCTTCGCTTCGGGGACCAATATCCTTTCATTGTCCAAAAGAGAAAACCTTTCATAAGCCGGGACTGTTATACAAACCTTGCTTCCAATAGGGAATCCTTGGTTGGATTCAATGTATTCCTTTTCCAACTTCTTCTTTTCGCCGTTCAATTCTTTTAGCGTTAAATCGATGGCATCTCTTTTGCTCAGAAATTCTTCCTTATTCATATTTTTGTTTTACTTTATTGATTAAAATTTCTTTTCGAATAATTTCTTGTGCATCGAATTTAAACAGCCCTTTCCTTTGCTCGCGAAAATCTGCAATAGAGACTTCATTGATATAGTAATAGAATGCCTCATGACCGTTTTCAAAATTGCGAGCAAGGAAACCATTCGGATGAGCGCTCATATACCTCTCAACGGCTACTATCATTCTACGAGCATAGCCGGGGAACATTTTAAATTCTAGCTGCATTTGCCTAGAATTGCAGAGCGGGCAACCTACGCAACCATGTCGAGAAAGGTTATATGGAGCATCGTAATATTTCGAATATGGCAAACCACGCTCTCTAATGTAATTCCAAACATCTTCTTCTGTCCATGTGAGGATAGGAAGAATATGCTTTGCGCCTTTCATCCATTTTCTTGTATCACACTGCTCCGGCTCATAATCTTTTCGATTCCTACTTTCGGCAGCTCTCATCCCTTCAATACTTCGCTTACCAATTCCATATCGCTCTTTCAATTCCTCGCAGCAGAACCGACGTAAACGAGATGGAAAACCTTTTTCCTCAATCAGCTTAAAAAAAGATTTCTTTGGATGAATTATCCTCACTTGCGGATAGTTTTTCTTTATAAAGCTAATCGTGCCCGGTGGATCTACTGTGGTGTTGGCGTAAATCGCATTATACTTAATGCCTGCACGCTCAGCAAGGTCAAGTATAACTACACTATCCTTACCTCCGGAGAATCCGAGTGATAGCAGATCGTCACGCTCCATACTACGAAGAAAGTCGATCGCTTGCTGCTCTTTCTTGTTCATTTCTGATCTGTTTTACTCTAATTGTTTATCGAATATCTTAATACACTCGAATAAATACTTTGCCACTGTTGGATTTACCGCATTGCCGATACTCCCAACTCTGTGTGACCAATTGGGAAACCCATCATCATTTCTAACAGTGCTATGCGCTGGGATTTCAAGAATCCTTTTTGCACAAGTATATCCGACACTCGTATCTGATGTCCACTGTTTAAATATCGAGTTAATGCTTCTACATTTGCATACGTCGCTTTGTAATCCGATTTCGTTGGGGTAGGCAATAAGGTAAAGTCTTTCCCTTTTGTGCGGGTATCCAAAAGCGTAGTTTGATATACATTGCCATTCCGCATCATACCCGCTTTTGGAAAGATCGCATAAGACTTGTTCGAAACCGGAAATAACGAGAGCTGGCGAATTTTCAATGATGACGTACTTAGGTCTAACCTCCCGTACAATTCTATACATCTCACTCCATAAGCCGGATCGTTTCCCTTTAATACCTTCACGCTTTCCGGCAACGCTGATGTCTTGACACGGAAATCCTCCACTAATGATGTCCACATATCGGAGTCCGGTTGTTTTTGTAATATCTGTGTATCTTTCTGCATGAGGAAATTTGTTTTTTAATATTTCACCTTGAAATTTTTCAATCTCACAATTCCACAAAGTGTCAATCCCTGCCATTTCAGCTCCTAATTCAAAGCCGCCAATGCCACTAAACAGAGAGCCATGAGTCAATTTACTTTGCTTCATTTCTTTCTCTATTTTAATTATATTACTTCCACTAAACCTCCTTAAGCTGTCCATTGACTAGCATATACCATGTGTCAGCCTTAACCTTTTCCCCATCAACTTCAAACGCCTTGACCTCCTTAATCGGGTAGGTATTACCGTTCCATTCTCCACGCTCTGCGAGGACTATCCAGCAACCTATAGCTCCCTTAGCCTTACACCCGTATCCGGCAGCAAGAGCAATGCTATCCTTGCCGGTAGCTGATGCTGCACCTCGGTCGCCTGTGGCTGATGCTGCACCTTGGTAGCCGGTGGCTGATGCTGCACCTTGGTAGCCGGTGGCTGATGCTGCACCTCGGTCGCCTGTGGCTGATGCTGCACCTTGGTAGCCGGTGGCTGATGCTGCACCTTGGTAGCCGGTGGCTGATGCTGCACCTCGGTCGCCTGTGGCTGATGCTGCACCTTGGTAGCCGGTGGCTGATGCTGCACCTTGGTAGCCGGTGGCTGATGCTGCACCTCGGTCGCCTGTGGCTGATGCTGCACCT